TCCGATCTCTTAAAAAAATCTCCGGAGGGATATTTTGGGAATGGGGTTACCCCTCGGGTGCAGTATTTGAACGAGCTTACAGGGTTGAAGCATTTTCCATAAAGTGTGAACATCTCCTTTCATGTTTCTTTTCTCCTTTCGGTGATTGGTGGAAATTCAGCTCTGTAAGTTCTTTCAAATACTGCACCTATTCTCACCCAAAAGTGTGCCAGCTCTGGTGAAAAGTGCAGTGCAAGTATGCGGATATGGCGGAACTGGCAGACGCAATAGACTCAGAATTTATTGGAGGCAACTCCGTGCAGGTTCAACTCCTGTTATCCGCACCAAATTTTTAAGAGAGGAGGCAGTGCTAATGCCCAAAGGTAAAGCTGCAAGCTCTTCCGACTCAAACAGCCCATTGAGACCACCGACATCTCTCGAAGCGCAAGAGAACTTAATGATTTCCTTGGCGGTTCAATGTGCTGAAAAGCAGCTCAGAGACGGAACTGCTTCTTCTCAGGTCATAACACATTATCTGAAACTCGGTTCCAGCAAGGAACGAATCGAAAAAGAGATTCTGGAGAAGCAGAAAGAGCTTATCGAAGCCAAGACTAAAAATCTGAACTCCAACAGCGAAGCTAAAGAATTGTATAACAAGGCTCTCGAAGCGTTTAGGAGATATTCTGGTGCGGGCGGTGAAGATGATGAATATTAAAACTTATTCAGAGTTAATTACACTGCCTACATTTGAGGAACGGTTCCGTTATTTGAAACTTGACGGTTCTGTTGGAAAAGAAACTTTTGGTTTTAAGCGATGGCTGAATCAAGAATTCTATCATTCAGATATGTGGCTGCAATTCAGAGATGAAATTATTATTCGAGATGAAGGCTGCGACCTCGGCGTATCAGGTTATGAGATCTTCGGCTCAATATTGATTCATCATCTAAACCCAATTACTTATGAAGACATCTTAAATCGAAATCCAAGTGTCTTCGATCCGGAGAATGCGATTTGTACAAAGTTGAATACACACAATGCCATTCACTATGGAGATGAGAGTCTGTTGGTTCTTCCTCCAGTACAGCGCACACAAAATGACACCTGCCCCTGGCGAAAATAATGAAAGGAGAAAATTTCAATGTCTAACGAGATTCATGAAAAATCTGTTCTTGATGTTTCGACTGAAATCGTCGAGGAACAGGAAACAGAGCTTTGCGAAGATGCTGCTCGAAATGTAATCGGTGTTGTCACAGATTGCCTGAAACTGAACATTCGTGAAAAGCCGAGTAAGGATTCCAGAGTAGTAACGGTTGCGACATGCCTTGACGAATTGGAAATTGATATGGGCGATTCCAATGATGATTGGTATGCTGTCTGTACTGCTGCCGGTATCGAAGGATTCTGTATGAAGAAATTTGTAGCCGTCAGGCAGTAAGGAGAAACGATATGGATAGCATACTGACATCGATTAAAAAGCTGCTCGGAATTGTTGAGGAGTATGAGCACTTTGACCCGGACATTGTCATGTACATCAATTCGGCATTCTCGGTCTTAACGCAGCTCGGTGTCGGTCCTGAAGAAGGGTTCCGTATCGAAGATGCAAGTAAGACCTGGTCTGAATTCCTGTATGATGATCCTCGTCTTGAATTTGTAAAAACCTTTATCTACCTGAAGGTAAGACTGGCATTTGACCCACCGTTGAGTTCTGCTGTGATGGAGGCAATCAATCGACAGATCAGTGAACTTGAGTGGCGAATCAATGTGACAGTTGACCCGGATTAAATGTGAGAGGAGGATTTCAAAATGGATAATACAACACTTGCCCATCACGGTGTCGTCGGCATGAAGTGGGGGGTTCGTCGTTATCAGAATAAGGATGGCACCCGCACCGCCGCAGGAAAGCGACGCGAACGAACCAAGACTGATGAACCGGCTTCGGAAAAGAAGCCACTTACCGATGACGAATTGCGTCAAAAAATTGCACGCCTTGAACTGGAGAAACGATATAAAGATCTCTCCAGAGCTGACGAGCAAAAGAAAGTTTCTAAGGGAAAGGCCTTTGTTATGGACGTGTTGCAAAAATCTGGCAGCAATATTGCGACGCAACTTGCGACATACGCTATGGGAACAATGGTCAACAAATTGGCTGGCAGTGAGATTGTTAACCCTAAAAAAGGACAAAAGGACAAGTAAGGGGTGAGAATCAACATGGCATTATCAAACACTGCCGTTCCCAAGTATTATGGCATGTTTCGTGATGCCGTAATTCGAGGGGAGATTCCGGTTTGTAAAGAGATCTCTATGGAGATGAACCGTATCGATGATCTCATCGCTAATCCGGGTGTGTACTATGACGACCAAGCTGTTGAGGGATGGATCGCTTATTGCGAGTCTGAGCTTACCTTGACAGATGGCTCTGACCTTAGTCTTTTGGATAGTTTCAAGCTTTGGGGTGAACAGATCTTTGGTTGGTATTACTTCGTTGAACGAAGCGTGTATCAGCCAAACCCTGATGGTCACGGTGGGCACTATGTTCGCAAGAATGTGAAAAAGAGGCTGATTAACAAACAGTATTTGATCGTTGCACGAGGCGCTGCCAAATCAATGTACGGCTCAACTCTGCAAGGTTACTTTCTGAATGTTGACACCTCTACTACCCATCAGATCACAACTGCTCCAACAATGAAACAGGCGGAAGAGGTTATGTCTCCTCTTCGTACTGCCATCACTCGTTCGAGGGGACCGTTGTTCCAGTTCCTGACAGAGGGCTCATTGCAGAACACCACTGGCTCCAAAGCGAATCGCACAAAATTAGCCTCTACGAAAAAGGGTGTTGAAAATTTTCTGACGGGTTCGCTTCTTGAGATCAGGCCCATGAGCATCAATAAGCTCCAGGGTTTACAAATCAAGGTCGCCACAGTTGACGAGTGGCTTTCCGGCGACATTCGAGAGGATGTTATTGGTGCTATTGAGCAGGGCGCATCCAAGGTGAACGACTACATCATTGTTGCAATCAGCTCGGAAGGTACGGTTCGTAATGGAAGCGGTGATACTATCAAAATGGAGTTGATGGACATCCTTAAGGGTGATTACATCAATCCTCATGTGTCGATTTGGTGGTATAAGCTCGATTCCATTGACGAAGTCGGAGACCCGGAAATGTGGCTCAAGGCTAATCCGAATCTCGGTAAAACCGTAAGCTATGAAACTTATCAGTTGGATGTGGAAAGAGCAGAAAAAGCTCCCGCTGCCCGAAACGATATTCTTGCAAAGCGGTTTGGGCTGCCTATGGAGGGCTACACCTATTACTTCACTTATGAAGAAACTCTTCCACATCGAAAGAGGGATTTCTGGCAGATGCCGTGTTCCCTCGGTGCAGACTTGTCACAGGGTGATGACTTCTGCGCGTTTACATTTTTGTTTCCATTATCAAATGGTTCTTTTGGCATTAAGACCCGAAACTACATTACCTCTACGACTTTGATGAAACTGCCAGCTGCTATGAGGATCAAGTACGATCAATTCATGGCGGAGGGCAGTTTAATTGTTTTAGAGGGTGCTGTACTCAACATGATGGATGTCTATGAAGACCTGGACAACCACATTCAGGAGTGCGGATACGATGTTCGATGTCTTGGATTTGACCCTTATAATGCGAAAGAATTTGTAGCGAGATGGGAATCTGAAAACGGTCCGTTTGGAATCGAGAAAGTTATTCAGGGCGCTAAAACCGAATCAGTTCCGCTTGGAGAGCTGAAAAAGCTTTCTGAAGAAAGAATGCTTATCTTTGACGAGGATCTTATGACCTTTGCTATGGGTAACTGTATTACCCTTGAAGATACAAACGGAAACCGTAAACTTTTGAAAAAGCGATATGAGCAGAAAATCGATGCTGTTGCGGCAATGATGGATGCCTATATTGCTTATAAACTCAATCGAGACGCATTTGAATAAGGAGGTGGTCAAGTTGGATGAGATGTACCATCACGGTATTCTCGGTCAGAAATGGGGCGTTCGCCGTTTCCAGAACAAAGACGGAACTTTGACCGCCGCAGGTCAAAAGCGTTTGGAAAAGAAAGACGCAAAGTGGGCTCATAAAAACCATGACAAAATCGTGTCTAAAGCCCGCAAAGATGTTTCCAAAGAACTCGATCAGTATGCCAATCAACTATTAAAAAATCCTTCTTCCGTAACATCGAAAGGTAAAATCAGCTCCTCGGCTATCAATTCCTATAACCGGAAAATGGCTGAGTTGATGAATGAGTCCGTTAAAAATGTTACCGCACCTTCAGGGCGTGTTGTTCAATTCGTTGCAAAACGAGGCGAAGTCGGTGTACATATGGCTCTGGCTGACAGAGGCTATGATATGCAGCAGCTGAAGAATGGTATCTGGGCTTCCGGTCGAGTTGCCTATAAGAAGAAAAATGTCGATATGGTTTAAGGAGGTGATGATTCAAAATGGAGATGTCTTTTGGTTCCAGACTGAGACATGCTTGGAATGCGTTTACCGGTAACATTCAAATGAACTACCGGGACTTAGGTATGAGTTATTCATATCGAGTTGACAGACCAAGAATGTCCAGAGGCAATGAAAGATCAATCGTCACATCGGTATATAACCGAATTGCGCTTGATGTTGCCGCACTGAATGTTCAACATGTCCGTCTGGATGAGAATGGGCGTTTTCTTTCGGTCATCGATGACGGATTGAATAATTGCCTCACTTTGGAAGCAAATGTCGATCAGACGGCACGATCGTTTATTCAGGATGTAGTTATCTCTATGTTTGATGAAGGAAGCGTTGCAATCGTTCCGGTCGACACAACGACTGACCCAAATGTGTCCGGTTCGTATGACATTCAGTCATTGCGTGTCGGACAGATTTTGGACTGGTATCCGCAGTATATTCGTGCTCGTGTGTACAATGAACAAACGGGCAGAAAAGAAGATATTGTGGTACCGAAAAGTGCAGTGGCTATCATTGAGAATCCGCTGTATGCAGTTATCAATGAGCCGAACTCAACTATGCAGCGACTCATTCGTAAACTTAACCTACTTGATGTCATTGATGAGCAAAGCGGATCTGGAAAACTCGATTTGATTATTCAGCTTCCCTATGTCATCAAGACTGAAGCAAGGCGTCAACAGGCCGAAAATCGGCGTAAAGATATAGAAAGCCAGTTGTCAGGTTCAAAGTATGGTATCGCTTATACCGATGGTACCGAGCATATTACACAGTTGAATCGTTCCGTGAATAACAACCTGATGTCCCAGATTGAATACTTGACGAGTATGCTATACAGCCAGTTGGGAATCACTCAGAGCATTTTGGATGGAACAGCGGACGAGAAGACAATGCTGAATTACAACAACCGGACAATCGAGCCGATCATTTCTGCTATTGTTGATGAGATGAAACGAAAGTTTCTGACCAAAACTGCCCGATCACAGCGACAGTCGATTTCGTTCTTCAGAGATCCGTTCAAACTGGTTCCTGTTAATGAAATTGCTGAGATTGCTGACAAATTCACGAGAAATGAAATTATGACTTCGAATGAAATTCGTCAGGTAGTTGGTATGAAGCCTTCCGAAGATCCGAGAGCCGACGAACTCAGAAATAAGAATCTGAGTGAACCGTCCGGTTCCGATCAGCAGTCGGAAGAAACCCCGACCGCCACTGACAATTCAGCCGAAGAGTCAGCAAGTGATTTGGACGACAAAATCTCTAAGCAAAAATCGAAAAAGTAAGGAGGAAATTCAAAATGAGTAGACCTTTTTCGGTTGAGGCTTGTGATTTCAGCGGCTGGGCAACCCGAAACGACCTTAAGTGTTCTGATGGACGAGTAATTCGTCGGGACGCCTTTAAGAATAACGACGGTATTAAAGTCCCGCTGGTCTGGAATCATCAGCACAACAGTCCTCGTGATGTTCTCGGTCATGCATGGCTTGAGAACCGTGAGGAAGGTGTTTACACCTATGGCTTTCTCAATGACACCGCTGATGGTGAAATTGCGAAAGTCCTTATCAAGCATGGTGACATCTGTGCTCTGTCCATTTACGCCAATCAGCTTCAACAGGCTGGCTCCGATGTGTTGCATGGTTGTATTTGCGAGGTGAGCCTGGTGCATAAGGGTGCTAACCCCGGTGCATTTATCGATTCCATGCTGAAGCACGGTGAAATGTCCGATGATGAAGCTATCATCTATACCGGAATGCCTCTTTGTCTTTCTCATTCTGCGGAGTCTAAGGATGAGCAGAAAGAAGAGGAAAAGAAAGAGGATACCAAAGAGGACAAGCCTGCTGAAAATAAGGAAGAGAAGAAGGATAATGAGGAGACAATCGCTGATGTGATCGATTCTATGTCCGAGAAGCAGCAGAATGTCATGTATGCACTTATCGCACAGGCTCTCGAAGGTGAACCCGAAAAGGAATCCAAAGATGATTCCGACAACAAATCTGAATCCAATAAGGAGGATAACACAATGAAACATAATGTCTTTGACAACGATCAGCAGAAGACCGAGGTTCTGTCTCACGCTGACCAGGCAAGCATCATTTCCATGGCTAAGTCCAACAGCGTCGGCAGTCTCCGTACTGCTATGGACATCTATGCAGAGCAGAATCCTGACAGCGTTCTGGCTCATGGCATCGATGGCATCGAAACCCTGTTCCCCGAGTATAAGGATGTTCGTCCTGGCGCTCCTGAACTGCTTACCACTGACCAGGGTTGGGTGAACGAGGTTCTGAAGAAGGTTCACAAGAGCCCCATCTCCCGTATTCGTACTCGCCAGGCTGACCTGCGTAACATCGAGGCTCTTCGTGCCAAGGGTTACAAGAAGGGTACCCAGAAGGGTTATGTCGGCAACATCCAGCTGCTCCACAGAACTACCGATCCTCAGACCGTGTATGTGAAGAGCAAGCTTGACCGTGACGATATCATCGATATTCAGGACTTCGATGTGGTGCAGTACCTGTATGGTATTGACCGTATGAACCTGAATGAGGAACTGGCTACGGCTATCATGATCGGTGACGGTCGTGAGGTCGGTGCTGACGGTAAGATCGCCGAGGATAAGATCCGCCCGATCTGGCTGGATGACGAGCTGTACACCATTCATGCTGATGTCGACATTGCCGGCATGAAGAGCACGCTTCAGGGCACCAACACTTCCGCCAATTTCGGCGAGAATTACATTTATGCAGAAGCTGTGATCCAGTCTCTGCTGTATGCTCGCGAGAAGTATAAGGGCTCCGGTACTCCGGACTTCTACTGCACGCCTCATCTGGTCAATGTCATGCTGCTTGCCCGTGACCTGAATGGTCGTCGCATCTATGACAAGGTCAGTGATCTGGCTGCGGCGCTGAATGTTGGTCAGATCATTACTGCTGAGCAGTTCGAGGGTAAGACTCGTACTACTACGGACAGCAAGACCAAGAAGCTTCTTGGTCTGATGGTCAACCTGGCTGACTATTCTCTGGGTGCCACTAAGGGCGGCGAAATCACTCACTTCACCGATTTCGACATTGACTTCAACCAGGAGAAGAGCCTGCTGGAGACTCGTTGCTCCGGCGCTAACACTCGTGTTATGTCCGCTATCGCGCTGGAAGAGGATGTAACTGACCGCCCTTAACGAGTCTCACGGTTGAACCTGCGGACAGTGAGACGGAATTGCTCGGTAAAGCCGCAGCAGATTTGCAGGAAAATGTTGCGATCTCCGGTAGAGAAATTACCGGTACGCTGAAGCTGGTTACTGATTATACGGGATTCAGTAGTGCGACCGATGAGCAGAGTGGTAACTACCTTGCCCTGCATGTAATTCAGGAACCGGAAGATGCAACGGTTACAGTGGAACTGATTGGCGGTAAGAACGGGGCAGTCGAACTGGACGATGACGGTTTGATTGTACTGAAGATCGCCGATACAGCAAAGCAGTCGGTAAAGGTCACCGCCATTAACGGTGAAAATAGCACTACGAAGACTTACAGTCTTAAGGGTCTGACCTTGGCGACTGAGTAAGGAGTGAAAATTCGAAATGGCTAAATTTTATGGAGTAATTGGCTACGCTGTAACGGAAGAGACTAAGCCTGGTGTTTGGACGGAGAAAATCATCGAGCGTATGTACTATGGTGATTTAACCCGTAACACCCGTAGGCTTCAGTCTGCGGAACAACTCAACGACAACATCAATGTTGCGAATGAGATCAGTATTGTAGCCGATCCATTTGCCAATGAAAATTTTCATTCGATGAGGTATGTTGAGTTTATGGGTGCTAAATGGAAAGTCACAAGCGTTGAAGTTCAGTACCCAAGACTTATACTGGCTATAGGAGGTGTATACAATGGCGAGCAGGCTTGATCTGCAAACTTTTCTGGAAGAACTTCTGGAAAGCAGAAATGTGTATTTTCAACCTCCTGAGTCAGTAAAAATGAAATACCCCGCTATCGTTTATGCACTTGACGACATCGAGAATGTGCACGCCGATAACGGGGTTTATTCATCTCACAGGCACTATTCCGTCACTGTCATTGACTCTGACCCGGATAGTGAACTTGTCGGTAAGATGGTTTCTATACCTACCTGCCGATTTGAACGATATTATGCAAGCGAGAATCTGAATCACTGGAATTTCTCGCTCTATTTCTGATAAGGAGGAATATCTTTATGTCCAAAATCATTTGGGATAAAACTGGCGAACGCCTGTATGAAACCGGTTGCGACCATGGCGTTCTCTATCCGATGCAGACCGGCGGCGTTTACAATAAGGGCGTTGCATGGAATGGTCTGACTGCCGTTACCGAAAGTCCTTCCGGTGCTGAGGCTTCCCCGATTTACGCCGATAACATCAAGTATGTGAACCTGGTTTCCAACGAGGAGTTCGGTGCTACCGTCGAGGCGTATATGTACCCCGATGAGTTTGCCGAGTGTGATGGTTCTGTTGAGATCATGCCCGGTATGTATGCCGGTCAGCAGTCTCGTAAAACTTTCGGTCTGGCATATCGCACCATTCTGGGCAACGATACCGACCTGAACGATTACGGCTACAAGCTGCATCTGGTTTACGGCTGTCTGGCTGCTCCTTCTGAGAAGGGTTACAGCACTGTTAATGACAGCCCTGAGGCGGCTACCCTGTCCTGGGAGATCAGTACCACGCCTGTCTCTATCAACAAACTGGTCAACGGCAAGAAGCTGAAGCCGACCGCTACCCTGACCTTTGACTCTACTAAGTTTAGTGCCGAGTTCATGACTCAGCTGGAAGAGATCCTGTATGGTAAGGACCCGACTACCACCGGTGGTAGTGATGGTGTCGAGCCTCGTCTGCCTCTGCCTGATGAGATTATCGAACTGTTCGATAAGACTCAGAATCCGGAAGGCTAATCTGTAAGAATTATGGAGCCGTACTCAGGTAAGCTGGCGGCTCCTACTTTTTTTAATTTGAAAGGAGAAAATTTCAATGACTAAGGAAACTATCACTTATACCGATCTGAATGGTGTTCAGAGAACCGAAGATTTTTACTTCGACCTGTCCAAGCCCGAAATCGTGAAGATGCAGGCGAGTGCCAAAGGCGGCTACGATGTTCAGCTCAAGAGTATCGCTGCAAGTCCGAATGGGGCTCTCATTATGGAGTTCTTTGAGAACTTTATTAAGACTGCTTATGGTGAGAAGAGCGATGACGGCAGACGCTTCATGAAGTCCGAGGAAATTTCCCGTAGCTTTATGGAAACTCCCGCTTATGAAGTGCTGTTCGAGAAGCTTGTCACCGATGCCGGTGCCGCATCTGAATTTGTTAATCGTGTGATGCGTGTCAACGGCAATAAGCAGGCTGCACCCATCGCATCTAATTAAAGAAAGCTCGGAGGACTAAGGAATGCTGAAAATTACTGTGTCGGCTGCCGAGTTTTGGGATGAAATTCATGAGGAATTTATCTACAAGAAAGAGCAGACTTTGCAGTTGGAGCATTCCTTAGTCTCTCTTTCAAAATGGGAAAGCAAATGGAATAAGGCATTTCTCGGAAAACAAGAAAAGACCGACGAGGAAATTCTTGATTATGTACGATGCATGACCTTGACCCAAAATGTCGATCCCGAAGTATATACTCGGCTATCTGCTGAAAACTATGCTGCTATCAATGCGTATATTGAAGCGCCTATGACCGCTACTTGTCTTATTGAGGACAAGCAGACCAGAGGGCACAAAGAAACGGTTACATCTGAGCTCATTTACTACTGGATGATTTCTTATAACATCCCCGTGGAGTTCCAGAAATGGCATTTGAACAGGCTGTTGACACTCATACGGGTATGCAATGTCAAGAACTCCCCGCCTAAGCGAAGAAGTAAGCGTGAAATGTGGAATCGAAATGCGGCTATTAACGCTGCCAATCGAAAGCGCTTTGGTTCTAAGGGGTGATCGAATGAACAGACGATGCCGAAAATGCATGTTAAGGCGAGTTTGCCATAAGAAACAGCCTTATAACAATTGGCTCAAAACTTTTACTAAAAAAGCAGTGGCGATCATTCTGGTGGTTTCACTGATTGATCTGCAACTGTCCTATGTGCTTGCGTTTATGGGGCAAGTGCAAATTGCAGAATCGCTTTCCAGTACAATAGCATCGACAGTTGTCGGGGTTATGCTTGGTTACTTCTTCAAAGCCCTTTTCGAAACATTCTTTGAAAGGCGCGAAGAACGGCTTAAGCAGGAAAACGAACCGGAAGAAAATACGAATTATGAGGAGGTTTAGCTATGCCTATCAGTTTTTTGACTACAGCACTGTTGATCGTATCCGTTATCACGAATCTGACAGTAGAGGGTATTAAGAAGCTGCTTGACGGAACGAAGGTCAAGTATTCTTCTAATGTTCTTGCGGCTGTTCTGTCCGTCCTGATCGCCTGTGCTGTTAGCGTGATTTACCTTATCATGACCGATACGGTCTTTACTATGAAGATTGGGGTTGAGATCGTCGTTCTGATGTATCTGGGCTTCCTGATCTCTACCGTTGGCTACGATAAGGTCATTCAGATGCTGAAACAGATTCAGAGCGTGAAGGAGGAAACTAAAAATGAGTAACAGCCCCCTGGTATCTTATACCAAGTTAAGCCCTAATCATTCTGGGCAGAGAACCCACGCCGTCGACCGTATCACACCTCATTGTGTAGTCGGTCAGTGCTCAGTAGAAACCTTGGGCAATATTTTTGCTCCGACCTCCCGGCAGGCTTCCTGCCAGTATGGTATCGGTGTAGATGGCCGAGTGGGTATGTATGTAGAGGAAAAGAACCGTTCCTGGTGCTCCTCTTCTAATGCAAATGACCAGCGTGCAATTACGATCGAATGTGCCAGCGACGCTACACATCCCTATGCGTTCAATGATGTCGTGTACGCCAAGCTGATCGAGCTTTGCACGGACATTTGCAAGCGTTACGGAAAAACTAAGTTGCTCTGGTTCGGCGATAAGACAAAGACTCTGAACTACGAACCGGCTTCCAATGAAATGGTTTTGACTGTGCACCGTTGGTTTGCCAACAAGAGCTGCCCTGGCGATTGGATGTATGCTCGAATGGGTGATCTTGCGTCTAAAGTTACAGCTAAGCTTGGGGGCGCTACTGGCGGAACTGAGAAGCCTGCCGATAATCCGGTGCTTTATCGGGTACAGACAGGAGCCTTCAGCAATAAGACAAATGCCGACGCAATGCTTCAGAAAGTGAAAGCTGCCGGTTTTGACACTTATATGGTCAAGGTCGATAACCTATACAAGATTCAGGTTGGTGCTTTCAGTAAGAAGGCGAATGCCGATGCGATGGCTGCAAAGCTGAAAGCCGCTGGATTCGATACCTATGTAACAACTAAAAGCGGGACGGCAGTTTCGGCATCTTCGACCAAGAAAGGTACTGACCAGATTGCCCGCGAAGTAATTCAGGGTCTGTGGGGTAACGGTGCGGACAGGGCTAATCGTCTGAAGGCGGCTGGTTACGATCCTTCCGTAATACAGAATCGGGTTAATCAGCTTCTTAAATAAGGAGGTCCGTGAATGATAAGGTTCAGTCACAAGGGAGACTTCTCTAAGGTTACACGCTTTTTGGAGAGGGCAAAAGAAGTGGTCCATCTCGGAGACCTCGACAAGTATGGCCGAGAAGGGGTCGCTGCTCTTGCGTCTGCAACGCCTGTCGATTCCGGTTTGACCGCCAGTTCATGGTATTACGAGATCATAAACCGAAATGGATCTGCAAAGATCACTTTTTACAACTCAAATATTCAAAATGGGGTTCCGATAGCGATCATTCTGCAATATGGTCATGGAACTCGTAACGGAGGCTGGGTACAGGGTCGAGACTACATCAACCCTGCCATCCAGCCTATTTTTGACAAAATTGCAAATGAAGCATGGAAGGAGGTTACGAAGCTATGAGTAAAACTATCGACGAAAGAGTCGTAGAAATGCGGTTTGACAATAAGCAGTTTGAAGCCGGCGTTTCTACCAGCCTATCTACATTGGATAAATTGAAGAAGAGCCTGGATATGAAAGGCGCCACAAATGGCTTTGAGAATCTTGAAAAGGCTGCAAATAAAGTGGATATGACCGGACTTGGTAATGCGGTCGAAACGGTCAAGATGCGTTTTTCAGCTCTTGAGGTTATAGCTGTAACCGCCCTTGCAAATATCACAAACTCAGTAATCAATACCGGCAAGCAGATGCTTTCTGCTTTGACTATCGACCCAATCAAAACAGGCTTTCAGGAGTATGAAACTCAGATTGGAGCGATCCAGACTATTCTGGCTAACACTTCGCATCAGGGTACCAATTTACAACAGGTAAATAATGCACTGGATGAGTTAAACCATTACGCTGATAAAACCATCTACAATTTTACGCAGATGACTCGTAATATCGGCACTTTTACAGCGGCTGGTGTTGACCTGCAAACCTCTGTTGATTCGATCAAAGGTATTGCTAACCTTGCCGCTGTTTCTGGTTCCACATCACAACAAGCATCCACCGCAATGTATCAGCTTTCTCAGGCTTTGGCTGCGGGAAAAGTTTCGCTGATGGATTGGAATTCTGTTGTAAATGCCGGCATGGGCGGAAAGGTCTTTCAGGATGCTTTGGTTCGTACATCCGAACTTTTGGGAACAGGTGCACAAGCGGCCATTGATACCTACGGGTCGTTCCGAGAATCTTTGACCAAGGGCGAATGGTTGACGACCGAAGTGCTAACCGAAACCCTTAAACAGTTTGCAGGAGCCTATACAGAAGCTGATCTCATTCAGCAAGGATTTAGTGCGGAACAAGCTAAGTCTATTGCTGAGATGGCAAAAACCGCTGAGGATGCTGCAACCAAGGTCAAGACTTTTACTCAGTTATGGGACACGCTGAAAGAAGGTGCTCAATCCGGCTGGACTCAAACATGGGAAATTCTTGTCGGTGACTTCGAGGAGGCCAAAGAGCTATTAACCGAAGTATCTGATGTGGTTGGAAATATCATATCCAAATCGGCAGAGGCAAGAAATGAACTACTTGGTGGAGCGTTGAGTTCTGGTTGGAAGCAACTTTTGGATCAAGGTATCCAAGATGAAGCCGGATACATTGAAGCCATCCAAGAAGTGGCCAGAAAAAATGGTGACGCGTTTGATAAGATGGTCGCCGATTCTGATCGTTTTAGTGATGCCTTGAAAAAAGGATTGCAGGATGGTGTTATATCTTCTGAGACCTTATCGGATGCTGTGTTTGCCCTTCAAAACAAAATGTCTGGAATGTCGGCAGAAGAACGCAAGGCTGCCGGGTACACTTCTGAGATGGTAACTCAGATCGAAACGCTCGCCACTGGTTTAAAAGATGGCTCTATTTCGATGGACGAATTCACAAAGAAAATGCTTAGACCCTCTGGCAGGGAAAACATTATTCAGGCACTTTGGAACGCTGCAAAAGGTTTAATGGATGTACTCGGAACAATTAAAGAAGCATTCAGAGAGATCTTTCCGCCAACGACTTCAGAGCAAATTTATAAGATCACTGAAAATTTGCGTAAATTTACTGAAAATCTGAAACTCAGTGAGGCAGCTTCAGCAAATCTGAAATCAACTTTCAAAGGTTTATTCGCGATCTTAGATATTGTTAAGCAAGCCTTTTCTGCTGTTTTTAGAGCAATCAGACCACTGTTCGGAGGATTTGGAGACCTCGGAAGCGGAATTCTCAGCTTTACCGGCAGCATTGGTGATGCCATCGTTAAATTTGACGAGTTCATCAAAACCAGCGGAGTATTTCAAAAAGTTGGTGACGCCGTTGCCAAAGTTCTTGATAATATTATCTCAGCTTTTCGCTTATTAAGAGACAGAATCCAGGTAAAACTTGAGACCTCAGGAATTAAGACATTTGGCGATCTTCTTGAAGGCGTCTACAAGCAAATGTCTTTGTTCGGTAAGGATGCAGGTAAGTATTTCTCCGGTGGTATTGAACAAATCAAAGCTTTTATAAGTAGGCTTAGAGAAATGGATTCCATTACTCTGGATGATGTTCGTGCTATTCTTAAGGATTTCAAAGATAATGTGGTGGATTACTTCCTGGACATTGATAGTAGTTTTGACAATGTGCGAAAAGCTATTGACCAGTTCAAGGAAAATATTAAAACCCGTCTTGAAGAAGCAGGTCAGAGTATCGACACGTTTAAAGGAAAATTAGCAAATTTTGTATTAGAGGCTCGGTCAAAAATAAGCGACAATCTTGGGATGGGCGAATTATTGACTGTTGGACTTGGCGCGGGACTGATTGTCACCATCAAGAAAATAGGAGATGCTCTTGAGAAATTGGCAGGTCCTTTCGGTGATATTGCCAATGTTGTTAAAAATTTTAATGGTATTTTGGAAAGCACAAAGAAAGCAATCAACGCTTTTGCACTGCAAACCAAATCCAAAGCTCTACTAAATGTTGCCTTTGCTATTGCTACACTTGCAGGTGCTATCGCACTCCTCACCTTGCTGGATCAGGAAAAGATGTGGTCGGCTGTTGGCGCATTGGGCGTATTAGCAGCAGGTCTACTCGCTGTTTCCACGGCTATGGGAGTTATCAGCAAAATTGGAGGGACAAGCACTAAAAACTCTCTTGCTATTGTCGGAATAGCTGCTTCGCTACTAATTCTTGTTGGCGCGTTAAAAACCATGGAAAGTTTGGACGGCGATAAGGTCTGGGGAAATGTTGCAATTTTAGGAGTCATGGTTGGAGGATTGGCTCTCGTTGCTGGTCTTCTTGGAAAACTTGCTCCCAAATTATCAAAGGGGTCTTTGGGTCTTATCGCTATTGCAACATCCTTGAAAATCATGGTAAGTGCATTGGAAGATCTTGACCAAGTCAAATTTGAGCACTTAGACCGTTCTGTTGGTATGCTGCTGGGTGTATTGGCAAGTCTGACAGTAGTATCGTTGGCCTGTAAATCCATTAAGCTCAGTTCTGCGGTCGGCGTTTTGGCACTGGCAGCTTCATTAAAAATCTTCATTTCGACTTTTGAAGATTTTGCCGCCATGGACATCGACAATATGAAGTCCAGCATTCAAAGCTTTGCTACAATATTGACAATGTTCGCGGGGCTTATGGCTGCGAGCAAATTTGCCGGAGCTAATGCGGCAAAAGCAGGAGTGGGGATTCTTGCTATGTCTGCTTCTTTAATATTGGTCATGATATCCTTCAAAATGATTGCCAGTATGGATAAGAGTACGTTATCTCAAGTTACTGGTACAGTGTCTCAAATTCTGTTGGTCTTTGGAGCAGTAGTGGCACTGTCTAATTTCGCCGGTGCGAATGCTGCAAAGGCTGGCGCAATGCTTCTCATGATGTCGGGTGCACTTGTGGTTCTGTCTGGTGCTATTGTGATTCTGAGTCACATCGAGCCTGATGGCCTTACAAGGGCTGTTACGGCAATTTCTGTCTTGGAAATTATGTTCGCTGGGTTGATTGCAGTGACTGCCTTAGCACAGGAATGTAAAAGCACATTGATCTTGCTGTCTGTGACAATCGGTATTTTAGCAGTAGCGCTTGGAACCTTGTCCATGATTAGCCCCGAAAATCTTAAGTCGGCGTCTCTGTCTTTGTCTGCTGTTATCGCCACCTTTGCAATGCTCGTGGCATCCACATCGCTTGCAAAATCCGCAACCGGAACCTTAGCGGTTATCACAGCAGTTGTGGCTGCTTTGGGTGGAGTTATATATTTACTTGCTGGTTTACCGGCAAATTCTGTTGTACCTGTTGCGGAGGCTTTGGCATTGTTGCTGACATCTTTGTCCGTTTCTATTCTGGTGATCGGAAAGATGGGCACAATTGCACCTACCGCTTTGGCGGCAATTGGTGTGATGACATTGATCGTAGCTGGATTGGCCGCGATTATCGGAGTTTTGGCTTCCATGAACCTCGGCTCGACTTTGGAAATTGCTGTAGGTTTGTCTACATTGCTTCTCTCGCTATCAGCAGCATGTGCAATTTTGACTCTTGTGGGAGCAGGCGGACCAGCAGCTTTTATTGGTATAGGCGCTCTTGCCACCCTAATCGTTGGCATTGGCGGTCTTATGGCTGGTGTCGGTGCCTTGGTGGCATACTTCCCTGACATGGAGTTGTTTGTCAGTAAGGGCATCTCGCTCTTGGAACAAATCGGATATGGCATAGGCTCCTTCTTCGGAAATATTGCTTCTGGTTTATTGGAAACGATGAGCAGTAGTTTGCCGGTTATGGGTGAAAATCTATCCCTATTTATGACCAATATGCAACCATTTTTCGATAGTGCATCGGGCATTGATGCCTCAGCTTTAGCGGGCGTTAAAGCACTTGCAGAGACAATCCTTATTTTAACTGCTGCCAACATTCTGGATAGTCTTACCTCCTGGTTTACAGGCGGTGCGTCCATGACAAAATTCGGGCAAGAATTAGCAGAGTTTGCTCCATATTTCTCGTCTTATTACGAGTCGATCAAAGGGATTGATGGATCTGTTGTGGAGTCATCAGCAAATGCTGCAAAAGCGCTCGCTGAGTTTGCTTCGGAAATTCCAAATTCCGGAGGAGTAGTCGGATGGTTTGCTGGTGAAAACAGCCTCTCTGCCTTTGCACAAGAGCTTATGGAATTTGGTCCCAAATTAAAAGCCTATGCTGACAGTGTACAGGGACTCGATGCGGATGTGGTCGTGAATTCCGCAAATGCCGCTAAAGCCTTAGCAGAAATGGCCAACAATTTGCCAAATTCCGGAGGTGTTGTCGGATGGTTTGCCGGCGAAAACGACCTGTCGATGTTCGCTGATGAACTCATGGCGTTTGGACCCAAACTGAAGGAGTACGCAGACAGTGTTGCAGGTTTGGACTCCGGAGTGGTTGTAAACTCTGCAAATGCCGCTAAAGCCTTAGCAGAAATGGCCGGTAATCTACCGAATCAGGGTGGAGCAGTAAGTTGGTTTACTGGGGACAATACACTCTCCGTATTCGGAACTGAATTATCTGAATTTGGTCCATTGCTGAAAGCATATGCCGATAGCATTACGGGGTTAGATGCATCCGTTGTCACAAACTCTGCAAATGCCGCTAAAGCTCTGGCCGAACTTTCGAACAATTTGCCGAATAGTGGTGGCATCGTATCCTGGTTTACAGGTGATAATGATATTGCAAGCTTCGGCGAACAGTTGGTATCCTTTGGCCAGTCTTTTGCTGCGTACTACAATAGCGTCAGTGGTGTGGATGCCGCTAAGTTAAGCGGAGTAGTTGCCGAATTCAGAAATCTTGTGGACTTGGCAAACGGTATTACGAGTGTTGACACAAGCGGGATGTCCACATTTGCTCAAAATCTTACGAATTTGGGCAATGCAGGTGTTGACGGATTTATCAATGCTTTTACGAATGCTGGCTCTCGTGTTGACACTGCGGTGAACACTCTAATCAACGGCATTGTTACTGCTTTTACAAGTAAGTACAGTCAGTTTACGATCATGGGGCAGACTATGATGACCAACTTCATTTCCGGTATTCGTACCGGCGATGCATCGGCTCGGTCGGCATTTGTCACTATCGTGTCCGGTTGCCTGACGGCGATCCGAAGTAAGTTCTACGAGTTTAATACCGTTGGACAGACCACAATGACGAATCTCATTGCCGGTATTCGGACAAAGAATCAGCTTGCAAAAGATGCTTTTGTCCAGATCATCAACAGCTGCCTGACGGCGATCCGAAATAAGTACACCGACTTCTACAACGCCGGTAAGTATCTTGTTGAAGGCTTCGCTAAGGGTATTGACGAGTACACCTGGTATGCAGAAGCACGAGCCAGAGCAATGGCAAGAGCTGCTGCACAGGCTGCGGAAGCTGAGCTTGACATCAACTCGCCGTCCAAAGTCGGTTATCGAATTGGCGGATTCTTTGGTATGGGCTTTGTCAATTCTCTGATCGACTACACCGATAAGTCTTACGATGCCGGTGCATCTGTTGCAAAGTCGGCTAAAGAGGGACTTCGCAATGCAGTTTCCAAGATTAGTGACTTCATTGAAAACGGGATTGACTCTCAGCCGACGATTCGACCGCTGCTTGATCTGTCTGATGTAACAGAGGGTGCTGGTAGACTATCGGCACTTCTGAGTCGAAATCAGGCAATGAAGATTAGTGCCGGTATGGAGCGTGAGGGCGGCAGCGTCGTTCAAAATGGCGGTACTACGCCTACCTCCGGAAACAACTACAATTTCACACAAAACAACTATTCGCCTAAGGCACTGTCGAGGATTGACATTTATCGTCAGACAAAGAATCAGTTCTCGGCGTTGAAAGGATTGGTGGAAACATGATTCATTCATTCGCTATCACCAATTACTTAGGTGATAGGATCAAACTTGACTTGAGGGAGCCTGAGGTTTCGGGCTTCCTCATCAAGTCTGTAACCGGCTTAGGTCCGGTCAAAGCAACTGTCAACACGACAGAAGTCGTCACCAATGACGGCTCTATGTTTAACTCCGCCAGACTGAGTCAACGGAACATTGTTTTCCAAATCGTATTTGTCGATACGGTTTACGGAGAAACCATTGAGGATGTGCGACAGAAATCCTACAAATACTTTCCGGCAAAGAAAAATGTTGAGATCATTATTGAAACCGATAACCGATATGTACGAACAAGCGGCTATGTGGAATCAAATGAGCCAAACATTTTCAGTTCACAGGAAGGGACATCGATCTCGATCATTTGCCCCGACCCGTTCTTCTATTCAGCCGGAGAGGATGGAAACAATGTAACGGATTTCTACAGTATTGACCCAATGTTCGAGTTTCCATTCTCAAATGAGTCCCTGACGGAACCACTGCTTGTATTTGGTGAAATCCAAATCAAGACCGAGGGTGTCATCACTTACTATGGGGACGCCGAAATCGGTGTAACGATCTATATTCATGCCATCGGTCCGGCAAGTAACATCAACATTTACAATACGGAAACCAGAGAAGTCATGAAGATCGATACTGTGAAGCTCCAAAAGCTGACGGGAAAAGGCATTGTTGCAAGTGACGATATCGTCATTAACACCTCAAAGGGCGATAAGAGCATTACTTTGATTCGTGAAGGCGTTTCTTATAACATCCTAAACTGTCTGGATAAGAATACCGACTGGTTCACGCTGGCAAAAGGCGATAATATTTTCGCATTTACTGCTGACAGTGGCGTTACTAATCTTCAGTTTAGGATTGAAAACAAAGTCATCTATGAGGGGGTATAACTATGGAACTTCTGGCCTTAAACACCGATTTCGAGTCTGTAGCCGTCATAGATACTTACGAGTCCATGATATGGACTGACCGATACAACTCGTATGGAGATTTCGAGATATTCTTCGCTATGGATACACAACTCTTGCAGTATCTGAAAGAGGATTACTATCTGTGGCTGAAGGATTCGGAACACTGTATGATTATCGAGGACATCAAGATCAATGCTGACACCGAAGAAGGAAACCATCTTATCGTAACCGGGAGGTCACTGGAGTCTATCCTTGAACGCCGTATCATCTGGGGGCAGCGAATTTTCAACGGAAATCTTCAAAATGGCATTCAGACAATGTTGAATGAGTGCATCATTTCGCCGTCTATTGCCGACCGAAAGATCTCCAATTTTGTATTTGTACCATCCACAGACCCTAAAATCACAAGTCTGAAAATCGACAACCAATACACAGGCGACTGTCTGTACGATGTCATTAAGGGACTTTGCGAGGAAAACAATATAGGGTTCAAGATCGTACTGACAGATGAAAACAAGTTTGCGTTTAGTCTGTATGCCGGCGTAGATCGCTCTTATGAGCAGACGGAAAATCCGTATGTTGTTTTCTCTCCGAACTTTGAGAACATCATCAATAGCAACTACTATTCATCCAAAGCGAGTTTCCGAAATGTAACCCTGGTCGCAGGAGAAGGTGAAGGAGCGTCAAGGCGAACCGCTATCGTGGGTTCAGCTTCAGGACTTGACCGACGTGAACTGTTTACAGATGCCCGTGACATCTCGTCTGATACCGAAGACGGAACCCTCTCGGATTCGGAGTACATGGCACAGCTTCAGACAAAAGGTTTGAAGAACCTGGCTGACCATATTGTGACTACCGCATTTGAGGGAGAAGTTGAAGTTACTCGACTGTTCAAGTACGGTGAGGACTTCTTCATCGGAGACATCGTTCAAATCGCCAATGAATACGGCAATGAGGGTTCAGCTTACATTTCAGAGCTGGTCATCTCAAACAGTGAGGAAGGATTGTCAATTTATCCGACCTTCAAAACTATTTCAAAGTAAGGAGGGAGAAACTGAATGAGCGTATCAAGCGGATTTTTCAATTCACTTAACGGTGACCGCAAATACAATGCCGCACAGATATCGGCTATCTTTGATGGACTCATCATCGATGGTGTATTTGCCTCTATCGGAACTGCTTTTGCGGTGAAGGCAGCAGGCGGTCTTACCGTGAATGTCGGCGTCGGCAAAGCCTGGTTCGACCACACCTGGACAGTCAATGACAGTATCCTGCCGATGACTGCCCCGGAAGCAGAAGTGCTTCTTGACCGTATCGATGCCGTGGTTCTGGAGGTAAACGGAACCGAGTCGGTGCGTGAGAACACTATCAAATTTGTCAAGGGTAATCCGTCCAGTGCACCGTCGAGACCGACTTTGACGAACGAGGGAAATGTCCATCAGTACCCTCTCTGTTATATTTACAGAAAATACGGTACTGCGGTCATCAATCAAGCTGACATTACCCCTATGGTTGGTACGGAGTCCACACCGTTTGTGACCGGCATTCTCCAGACTATCAGCCTGGACGAGTTGCTTGGTAAATGGCAGGACGAGCTTGATCGGTTTACCGATGCTCGATCTCAGGAAGTCGACGACTGGATTGCTCAGGAGGAAAGCGATTTCACGACCTGGTTCAATGAAATGAAAGCCGACCTCCAGCAGGAGCAGACTGTTCTTGACCAGTGGATCGCATCTGAGCAGGCTGATTTTCTTGCCTGGTATAATCAGATGAAAAATCAGCTCAGCGGTGATGTCGCCGGCAATTTGCAACTTGAGATTGACAAGGAAGAGGTCAAGCGGATTTTGTTGGTCGGCTTCGAAGACGGAACCAAAGAGTTTTCGGATGACGGTACTGTTATTACTTCTACTGCAAGTGATGGCAGAACTTTGACGAAGACTTTCTCTGACGGATTCCTAACTATGACAAATGTGCTGAAGAGTGCAGCAGGGGCAGAAGTGGCGAGAGCCGTTAAGACTTTTGACTCAGATGGCAAGCTTATCAGCACCGTTGTAACTTATTCTTAAAGCGAAAGGAGAATAATCAAAATGGCAGAAGAAGATCTGATTTTCGGAAAAAACCGACACTTCTTCGGCGGCATTGAGCCGTCCAATATGCTGGCATTCAGCGTGGTTGCTGAGAATGGCGTTGTGAAAGTCACAGCTACACTTCCCAATGACACGGTCGTGAATAACCAGACACTCTGCACCGTGGAGGGTGCAATTATCCGGAGGAAGACGACCGACTACCCGAAGGACGAATTCGATGGCGATCTGGTCGCCAACATCAAGGCGTCTACTGTTTTCGCAGACAGCGGCGCTTCTCCTACCGGAACCTATTACTATGCTGCATTTCCTTATACCACACAGGGTGTGTATAACAGAAATAAAGCTAACCGTGTAGTTGTCAATGAACCGGAGCCGATGCAGGTATTTTCCGCTAAGTCGGTATATGTCTCGGCATCTGACACGGTCAAGGTTGAGATCACGGCGAAGCTGCCGAGTGGTGTTGCCGGCGCAGTCATCCGTAGAAGCACGACTGGTTATCCTACCAGTGAGACTGAGGGAGAGCTGTTCAAGAACATCACTGCGAACGGCACTTATACGGACACTGATGTAACGGTCGGCGTGGTATATTACTACGCAGCATTCCCTTATACCAGTACCGGTGCCTATAATCGTAGCGAAGCGAATAGAACCAGTGTAACACCGAAGAAGAGAGATTATCTGTTCGGTTATGACCTGGTCAAGGCAACTTCCAGTCCTACCGGACGAGTAACTTATCCTTCTGATGTGGATAATGCGGCGTTTACGCCGGCAGCGATGGATTTCAGCACCGGCAAATTCGGCTATGGCGGCTGGGCATTTGACCCGGGTGAGAAATTTATGCCTCGTCCCTGTATGCTGACCTATGCGGGTGTCGTAGATCATTACCTCAATCCGGATGACTACACCAAGAAAGTGGATGGTTCTGCCTCCAAAGTCGCAGACACTTCCTTTGGCGGCAATGCCATGATGGAATGGCCGAAGATCTATACGAAGCGTTGGGAGGAGAACGGTGTCTATCATTTCCGCTGCTCTGATACCCCGCAGGATGATGACTGGGATTGCTGGTGTAACTATGACCGCAATAACAACCAGATCGATCATTTCTATACCCCCATCTATTTCGGCTCTCTGGTTTCCGGTAAGCTGCGTTCTATCAGCGGTGCAGCTAACAGCGTAAACACTACGGCTGCCAATGAAATCACCTATGCAAAGGCAAATGGTAATGACTGGTACACCGAGGTGCTGGCTGACAGACTGCTGCTTCAGGATCTGCTGGTTATGATGGCTCGTTCTACTGAGTGCCAGACTGCATTCGGCTACGGACGGTGCAAGAGTTCCAACAGTAATGCTATTGCCCCCGGTACGATGAATACCAAGGGCATGTTCTGGGGCTCCAATGACCAGACTTCCGGTGTGAAGGTCTTCGGCATGGAGAATGTTTGGGGCAACCTGTGGCGTCGTATTGCCGGCTGGATCAACGCCAATGGTACGCAGAAGGTCAAGCTGACTCGTGGTACTCACGACGGTTCTACCGCAACCGACTACAATACAGACGGCAGCGGGTATAAGACTATCGCAAATGCTACCCCGGCTGGTTCTTCCGGCGGCTATATCAGCAGCATGAAGACAGAAGCATTCGGACGACTGCCTGTTACTGCAAGCGGTTCGAGCAGCACTTATGAGGCTGATGGTATGTGGTACAATAACAGCCAGGTCAATTATGCGTTTGTCGGCGGTGGCTGGGACTATGACCTGTTGGTCGGTCCTTTCTACGCTTTTCTGAACTTTGCGGCGTCCTTTTCGGACTCGTACATTGGCGCGGCTCTCTCTTGTAAACCGCTTGCTGCTGCGTAAGCAGCGAGGAGAGGACGGGAGAACCTTAGGTTCGCCGGGTAAACGAAAACAATTAAATATTAGGGGTATACACTGCGCCCAGCGCGTATGTCGGCGGTAACTGGAACAATGACCTGATGGTCGGTCCTTTCTACGCTAATCTGAACAATACGGCGTCCAATTCGAACTCGAACAATGGCGCGGCTCTATCTTATCCATAAGAAGCTCTCCGTAATGCAGTGTATGCCGCCATTTCAAAATGGCAAGAGATATCCGCATCTCTTCCTCACCACTTGGTGAAAATTAACTCGGTGCAAGCATCTGTGAGTAGCTGAGAATAAGTCGAAAGCGGATGAGAGGATAAGAGAGAACATGAAATCCTATAACCACTTGTACGAAAAAACAATATCCGAAACGAACCGACGGTACGCTCTATCCCAAGCAAAACACAGTAAGAGATTCCGGAAGATCATAAAACACCGGCACATGTCTGACGATGCCGCAGTTGAACAGTCCTTAGACTGGATAGTCAACTACGAAAACGCCGAGCATGTGCCGGTTTACATTTATGACGGAATCACTCGCAAGGAGCGCACTATCATTGTCCCAACAATGGAAGAGCTGCTTGTTCAGCATTGCATCGTAAACGCCATGAAGCCGATGTTCTGCAAAGGGATGTACGAACACAGCTATGCCAGTCTTCCGGGCAGAGGCGCCCATAAAGGAAAACAGGTCATTGAGAAGTGGATCAGGACTGACCCGAAGAATTGCAAGTATGTTCTCAAAATGGACATTCGGCATTTCTTTGATTCCATTCCACACGATCATTTGAAAGCCAAGTTGAAGAAGACCATTCATGACGAGAAGATGCTGGATTTACTATTCCGCATTATTGATGTCACAGAGGTTGGTATTCCGCTTGGCTTTTATACTTCTCAGTGGCTATCCAACTGGTATTTGCAGGGGTTAGACCACTTCATCAAGGAGCAGCTCTGCGCTGTGCACTATATGCGTTATATGGATGATATGGTCGTTTTCGGAAGTAACAAGAGGGTTTTGCACCGTATGAGACAAGCAATTTCCGATTACCTGGAAATGGAGCTTGGCTTGGAACTTAAAGCGAATTGGCAAGTCTTTCGCTTTTCCTATGGTAATAACCAGGGGCGTGACCTGGACTTCATGGGCTTTCGTTTCTATCGTAATCGAACGATTCTTCGGAAATCCATTATGCACAAGGCCACGAGAAAAGCTCGCAAAATCTCCAAAAAGGAGAAAGCAACCATACTCGACGCTCGGCAAATGTTGTCGTATCTCGGCTGGATCGATTGCACTGATACTTATTTGATGTATCGGAAGTGGATAAAACCATGTGTCAGTTTCCAGCAATTGAAGCGGAAGGTTTCAAGATACGACAAATACGACGAGAGGCGGGTATATCAAAAACTCGTCAGTCTTTACACTGCGAAAGGAGGAAAGTCGCATGGAGTTAAATTACAAGTATGCCGAGAGCACAGTCAAGCCGACTGCACTTGAAGTTACTGTTGGCACCGTATATCTCCGCAAGGACATTACGAGTATTACACGAACTTCTGAACAGGGTGATGAAACCACTTACTGGACTTATCAGGAAGCGGCGCTGACCCCGCAGGAGTTTAATGAATACACCAATCTGCTTATGGCTGAAAATGCCATTAAGGGCACAAATGATTCGGACAACATCGTTCAGATCATGGCAGGTCAGGAAACTGGCGATTCTCAGCAGCTTGCCATCATGGAAGCAATTGCTGATCTATATGATGCCGTCGCTGCAATGATTCCTGAGTAAGGAGGTAACGGAAAATGGTCAATCTTTATGTTACGCTTATCATCAATAAGCGCAGAACCTTCGACCAGGTGCCTGAGAAATTCAAGGCGGATGTCGAAGCAAAGTTGTTAGAATGTGGCTACGATACCAATGGCGATCCTGTCGCTGAGGAGGAGTAACCATGTTTTATATTTTATCCAAAATTTTGATAGGAGGTAACAACATGGTAGCACTGTATGTCGCACTCATCATCGCAGGTCGTCGGACTTTCGACCGGGTTCCGGTCAAGTTCCGGGAGGCTGTCAAGGCTGATCTGGAAGCTATCGGTCTTGACGAGAACGGTAATCCTATGGATTAACCGAAACCGGCGGGGAGTCTACTTCACGGTGGACTCCCTTGCCTAATTAAAAGAGGTTTGGGGTGATATTTCCTACAAGCTTCTTATTTCATTCATGACTTCAAGGAGGATGATACATGGAAATGGAACCCTGGCTGCAAACGCTATTAACCATTTTGGGGACGATACTCGCTTCTTCCGGATTTTGGGCATATATCCAGGAGCGTAGTAAACGAAAAGCTGCTGAAAACAAGCAGAACAATCTCGAAACGCAAATGCTCATTGGTCTGGCTCATGATCGCATCATTTATCTTGGTATGGTCTATATCGAGAGAGGCTACATTACACAGGACGAGTATGAAAATCTGTACGAATACCTGTATAAGCCTTATGAGAAATTAGGCGGTAATGGTTCAGCTAAGCGAATCATGACAGAAGTCGACCAACTTGCGATTCATAAATCAACTTACAATGCTTGAATTGGAGGTGAGATTATGAGTTACAACATTACTGGTACAACTATCACTTTGACCCGAGGTGATACATTTGAGGCTCTGGTCTCTGCCACCAAAAGGGACGGGACTCAGTATATTCCGGTTGAAGGTGATTCTATTCGCTTTGCAATGAAGGAGAATTATGATGACCCCCGCCCCCTTCTCGTCAAGGACATCCCGATCGATACGATGATGCTGACACTTGAGCCTCAAGACACAGCAGATTTGAATTTCGGTAAATATGTCTACGACATTCAGCTCACAAAAGCAAACGGCAAAGTTGATACCTTTATTTCGAAAGCAACTCTGAAGCTTTCGGAAGAGGTTGACTGAGCATGGGTGGAGTATGCGGAATCGGGTCTATTAAAGGTCGCCTTTCGCCCATTGGAAGCTTACAAGGAGCTTTATCTATACCTGTTGGCGGGAGCATGGATTGTGATATTTATGAGGGTGAATACAACATTACCCCCAGCGACACAGTTCAGGTGCTACCGACAGCCAACAAACTGCTGAAGCACGATATTGTAATTGAGGCGAATTCCGGAGGTCTTCCTGAAGGGAGTGAGATGGCTACGGACGATGATATTGACGATCTGATCGATGATGTTTTCGGAACCGGGGTCAACCCTGATCCGGACGAGCCTACTTACAATCCTGATGACATCGCAACGGAAGAAGAACTGGACGATGTTATCACTGATGTCTTCGGCTAAACATTTCGTGGTCACAGCAGCGCCAAAACGCTGTGGCAAAAATAATTTTATTCCAATAGGAGGAATGTATTATGGCAGACACTATTAAGATCACTACCCTGGCGCAGTTGAAGGTTGCTCTTCAGGCAGCCAAGACTTACATCGATGGTCAGATCGATGGTCTGGGTACCCTGGCGGGCAAGAGCGAGGTCGCTTATGACGATCTGGCTGCTGCTCTGAAGACTCTGATCGACGGCAAAGCTGCTCAGGCTACCGTTGACACTCTGGTCGGTGAGGATACCGGCAAGTCTGTGCGCACTATCTCTTCTGAGGAAGTCGCAAAGATCGTGGCTGGCGCCGATGCGTCTTACGATACTCTGAAGGAGATCGCCGACTGGATTCTGAGCGACACCACGGGTGCCGCAAAGATGGCTAACGACATCACTCGTCTGGATGCTATCCTTGCCGGTATCGGCGGCACCGATGAGGAAGCTACGGTCGTGGCTTATGTCACCAAGATGATTGAGGCTCTGGGCATCGACGACTATGTCAAGACTGCCACCATGACCGCCGAGCTGGGCAAGAAGGTGGATAAGGTTGAGGGTAGCCGCCTGATGACCAATGCCGAGGGTACTAAGCTGGCTGGTATTGCCACTGGTGCCCAGGTGAATACCATTGAAAAGATCAAGGTCAATGGTACTGAGGTAACTCCTGCTGAGAAGGACAAGTCTGTTGCGCTGACTATTCCGACCGGCAAGCTTGCCAGCAAGGACACTGTCGCAGAGGCTGATCTGGACGCTACTCTGAAGGAGAAGGTCAATGCAGCTTCTGAGGGTAACCATAGCCACGCGAACAAGGCGTTCCTGGATACCCTGTCTGGTGCTACTGACGAGGAAGTTACCGCCATGTGCACTGAGGTCTTTGGAGCCTAAAGACTGCAAGTCTCTGGGGAGAGGGTGTAACAGCCCTCCCTAAATCTTTCAAAGGAGCGTGAATCGAATGCCTGATTACAAGCTGGTATCTCTTGAACAAATGAAGATACTTGCCGGACAGACTAAGTCGTATGTAGACGGTAAAGTAGGTTCCGCCAGTGATATTCAGTCTGGTGACACCGTCAAGACTTTTTCAAAAGATTATAAGACCGTGACGACGGTTTACGCCAATGGGAACCAGCTTGTGAAGACTTTTTCGGACGATATGAAAACAATCACATCGGTTTTCACGGACTCTGAAGGAACGGTCATCGCAACGGAAACCAAGACACTGTCGGACGATGGACTCACCATCTCTACGGACGTGGTTTATGGCTAATAAATAGCAATACAGGGCAGTAGAATGTAGGTTAGTTCTGCATTATTCCTACACTTTGGCTCAAAAAGCCAGGAAATACGGGATATTTTGCTTCCAAAATAGAAACTTACTGCGGTCTAACCACTTCTAAACCCCTGTATTTACGCTGTTTTAGGAGTAGTTAGAGGTGAATGAATGTCGAGAAATGTAGGTAATTCGTGCATTATTTCTACACTACTCCTATACCTATATTCCTACACAAAGTCAGCCTCCTCGTGGTGTCGAGTGCCTTAAATGGTGCTCCCACTTCGGGGAGGCTTTTCTTTGTTTTACAAGCTATTTTATTTTTTCGATTTCATCTTTCAGCCACTCAAATTCTCTCTGAGTATAAACCTTTTCGGTGATGTCAGAGATCTTGTGGCCGACCATATATTTGATAGCATATTCGTCGACGCCGTACTTCTTAGCCATCGTTACGAAGTGCTTACGACCATCATGCGGTCTATGCTCCGGATTCAGATTCAATTCATCTCGAATCATGCTGAAGCCTTTTTGGTATCGAGCATAAGTAAGTGCTGTGTTCTTGCTGCGGGCATTCGGATTAACATAGTTGAGCAGATAGAGACTACCAAGCTCCTGCGCCTCTTTATATTTTCGCTCGACCAAGTGACGGATCTTCGAGTGAATTGGAACGACACGATCTGTACCGGCATCGGTTTTGATACCGCCCCGGAAAGTCCAGTTTTCCAAATCCACATTCTTTAATTCCAGCAAACCAAGTTCTTGAGGACGCCAACCTGAGTAGCACTGAATAAGCAGGACATCCACAAGCATTTTATCATCAGCGTGTTTCCAAAGCAAGCCCATCTCTTCGTCCGTAAAAGGAATGTGCTCGTTCTTAACCGTGACAATCTCCTTGATGGTTTCTTCACTAAGGTTAAAAGTTCGCGAGTAGTTCCGGTCAACCAGCTCGTACTCCAAAGCATAATCCAGCATCAAGTTGAATAATGATTTGATTTGGTTCTTCATAGATGCACTTGGTGTCTTCTCTTCACCTCGAACCTTTGATACGCCTTCGTCCATGCAGCCTTTTATATGACGGGCACGGACATCCTTGACTCGCATATCATACACAGCCGAGCAGTATCCCCATGCTGAAGCTACCGAACGAGTGCTTTTGACTGTCTTTTCATACTCGGCAAGCCATTTTTCATAAAGTTCCTTCATTGTGATGGACGGCTCAAGGTCATAGGGATTTTTGTTGTACTCTACAAGAGCAGCATAGGCATCGTTGTATGTTGGAAAGTATGACTCAGGCTTAAGAGGTTTGCAGATAGGTCGTCCGTTTGAGTCTTTTCCAACGCTTATCATAGCCCGAAATGGATTACGAAGATTTCGATTCTTAATCTCGCTGATCTGTCCGAACCCGTTTGGCAGTCTACGGCGTTTGTTGTTCTTGTTCCGAGGTTTTCTTGGCTTTATATTTGGCTGCAATGGAAACCCACAGTGAGGACAAGATACTGCTTTGTCACTTACTTGCAATTCACATTCAGGGCATTTTATCAGCATTATTATCACCTTCCCCATTGATTTGCTATTAGTAATCATATATCATAAGTGTAGGAATGTCAACTCCTACATTAAACTTTTCTTATTAACTTAGGGAGAGATGAGATATGATTAGTGATAACCAATCAATCTGCCCCAAGTGTGGAGGGCAGCTTAAATACTATGACAATGTGCAAAGGCTGATACGAACGAAATTCGGGAATAAAAAGCGGGTAGCTATCAGAAGGCTTCGATGTTGTAAATGTCATGCTGTTCATCGGGAGCTTCCTGACTTTATATTTCCGTACAAACAGTATGAAGCAGATATTATCATTGGTGTTCTCGAAGGACTTATTACTTGTGAGACTTTGGGGTTTGAAGATTACCCTTGTGAAATGACGATGATTCGCTGGCGTTTGTTTCCACCGAGGTTGTTTTTACTAAAAGCCGTTCCTAACCTAAAATAGCGGTTGAAAGGAGGCAAACGCCAATGGAAGAAATTATATTTGCATCGGGGTCAGTCCCGGTAGCTGTTGCAGCACGAGTCTATGGAAAAGATGCATCCTGGATTCGAGCCGGCATCGTATCGGGGTGGCTGCCAATCGGAAAAGCTACCCGGAGTGGAAAGCTCGTTACAAACTTAGAGGAAATGAACTCTAAGTATGGGCGCATCAACTTTTATATTTCGCCTAAGCTCCTCTGGCAGGAGACCGGCTATGTATGGAGGGGTGAACGCGCATGAGCACATTGATACGCCCGGAACTTTCCGAGACTAATCGTTACTGGATTGAGAAGCACCGCTACTATGAATTGAAGCATTTCTGCTTACAGTACCCATTGTGGCGTCATGCGTACAATTCGTTGATAGACTATCCAGGTTCGTGGCCGCAGTTAGTACCGCCCAGCAAAACAAATGTTGTCGGTGACCCAGTTACCAAGCATATCGACGAGAGGCTATACTATGCCGATCGGATGAAAATGGTGGAACGAGTCGCAAAGGAAACGGACGAGGAACTTTCGTGTTATATTTTGGAAGCTATAACAGAAGGGATCTCGTATGACCATCTGAAAGCCAGAACCGGCATTCCATGTTGTAAGGATGTTTATTACGACTTGTACAGACGGTTTTTCTGGTTACTTAGTAAGGAGAGAAAGTGATGAAAATCGTAGATATTGCGGTGAAAAAGGTCTATCGCTTCAACTGCCCGAATTGCCAAAGCAGGCTTGAGGCTGATAGCAGTGAACTGACAGACATCGGAGGTAAGGTAAGCAAGTTCTATTGCCCTGTATGCCGTAAAGACCGATACATAACTTGGTCTGATTTACGGAAGAAGATCGTCTACGAGGGTTCGCAGGAATAACAGAGTCCTTTATGAAAGAAACACATTTTATGGAGGAGATTACTATGTACAAGTTTATTGCAATCAAAGGTGCAGAAGGAGCTAAAACTGGTTATTTCGTTCCACGTTTGTATCAGCTTGTTTTGACTAAAATGACATTGAAAGTTTTTGGACTTCGATATGTTATTGCCCGTCTAAAAGGCTGGACCATTTGGTGGACTAATAGTGACCGTGATTACTCCAATGCAATCAAAACATTGGACGAACTTAAAAAGACAAGGATATTTACCTACAAAATACTTGAAAACTTTTAAGGGGTAGAGCCGCTAACAACGGCTCTTTCTCTTTTCTTTTTCTAACTTAGATTAAAACCCGGACGGAGGTGACCGGTATCTGTGTTAAATTAGTATCTGGAAAAATCCCCGGGTTGAAATTTTTGAAAAACAATTTGAAAGGAGATCGCCGTGGAAGTCATTTATGTAATTATCGGAGTCCTGATTGGATTTGCTGCTTCATCTATCATTCGCCGAAAGCGTCCGGTTGGTTTTCTGCGTATTGATAAGTCTGATCCGGACGGACCTTACCTTTTTCTTGAACTGAAAAAGAGCATCAACGAAATCGTAACTCAAAAAACTGTCCTGTTGGAAGTGAAGCGCGAAGACTTTATTCCGCACAAATAACACTTTCTTTTATGGAACCCTATTAAAACGAAAGGAGAAACGAATATGGGTGAAGAAAACAGAAGTTTGTTGGAAGAGGAGATCAAAGCCGAAATTAAGCGCTTGGGGTCTCTCGAATCCGGAAGTCAGGAGCATACCACAGCAGTGGATAGCTTGACGAAGTTGTACAAACTGAAGCTCGAAGAGGACAAGAATGCCTATGAGCGTCTGGATAAGATCGAGAATCGTGAAATCGATCAGGAGTCCAAGACGGCTCAAATGGCAGAGTCTGTCAAAGATCGATACTTCAGATTTGGTATGGCTGCCGCCGAGCTGGTGTTGCCGTTGATGTTCTACGGCGTTTGGATGAGACGAGGTTTCAAGTTCGAACAGGACGGAACATTCACCTCCCAGACATTCAGAGGTTTATTCAGTCGATTCAGACCGACTAAGAAATAAGCCGGTTCCAAAGCGGAGAGTTCGTGCTATATACACGTTCTCTTCGTTTTTCTCCTGCTCGAAATTTACAAGGGCTATTGTGAGAGATGTAAAAGTGCTTTTTATCTCTTGATAAAATACTGATGGTCGCTATACTTAATAGTGCCACACAATATCAAGGAGGTAATTTGCAATGAGCTTTTTTAACGATGCGCAGAGAGACGGTTTACTTACTGGACGGTATATTTGCAGTGAATGCGGAGGACTTATGGAATTCGAAGACGAGTGGGAAGATACTTTAGTATGCCCTGCTTGCGGTCACTCCGTTGACTTGGAGCATTATGGTATGGAGAACGATGAAGAATATGATGCTCTATATCCGACCAGAGATCAGATCTGCGACGACTAATTAAGACTATTAGCAAAGGGGAAGGAGTCCTGACGAGGGCTCTTTCTCTTTTCTTTTTATAGGTGACTGATATGCGATACCATTTTGACAAACCGGAAATTTACTTATCCTTGTACGGTGAGCGTTATATTTGTGACCATCCGGTTTACAATAGCTGCACTCTATACAGAATCGAAGAAAAAGGTCTGGTAGTAATTCAGCAGCGATTTGACGCTGAGACAAAAAGTACATGGTGGAGCGAGGTTGACCCGTGGATTACTGACGCTTTATATTTGCACCCCGGTTTTCGAGAATACTTTGAAATGAGGGCTGGAACTTGTACGGACGGGTTATATCCTACTGTCACTGTTCGTCAAATTATGTGGGCGTTGAAAATGAAGCCTATTCAGAAGGAGCGCTGGGAAACAGTCTTTGATAGACGGGATATTTAAGCGCAAAAAACGCATCTCCCTTTATGAAAAAACATTGAATTTTGAAGGGAGATATGGATTATGAAAACACTAAAGAACAAGCTGTATGCTGTGGTATTACTTATTTGTGGGTATTTACCGGTACTTATCGATAAAGATGCAACGGCATTAGTATTCTTGGCGTTGATCGCAGTACCATTGTTCTTTGCAAAAGAAAACTGGATTTATTGAGGATTGAGCCGCTAACAACGGCTCTTTTCTTTTTGCGCAAAAAATACATTTGCTATTATGGAGAAACTTAATAACCGAAAGGAGATTATTATGAAAAACTTATTTGGTGATTATAGGGATTTGGTATGGAGACCACAAATCACATTTATCAAAAAGCATTGGGTGTTTTACACCCTTGTATCACTGATCTATGCGATTGATTGTCTAATCATCATATTCCCAGATTTCAGCATGAGTGTATTTGACAAAATCAATCAGCTGGTGAAAAGAGTATTTTCTAAGTAAGGATTGAGCCGCTAACAACGGCTCTTTTCTTTTTGCGCAAAAAATACACCCCCTATAATGAAAGGAGGGCATAGAAATGCTGCTATTTTTGATATTACTATTTACTTTGGCAATACTTGTAACCTTTATTGTACTGTCTGTGAGCGCAGCAGGTGCAATTAGTGTACTTGTATTTGGGGATGTAATTGTTTGTATCTTTATCATAGTGTGGCTTTTGAAGCTCATCTATAAGAAGAAACATTAAACAGAATTGAGGCTGTGTATTTGCATGGCCTCATTCTTTTTCTGTCTATATGATTTGAAAGGAGTAAAAGGAGCATGGACGAAATGAAAATTGGGTCTAAATTCACTACGAGCATTATCTCGAAATTGGCGAGTTTGGCAATCCGAAAGAAATTCGGTTATGATATAAAATTAAGTTTGAACGAGGTAAACGCCACAGTCGTTGATGGAAAGACACATGTTCATCTGGATATAGATGCCGATCTTGAGCAAGATGAACTGACTAAAATCCTGAAAAGTATCGGTTTATAAAACTCGCAAAAAATACACCCCCTATAATGAAAGGAGTGTGTAAACATGTTTGAAACAATCAGATACCGAATTGCCACTTATTATGCAAAGAAGGCGCATGAAGAGATTATTAAAGGCGATTTTCAGGCAATTATGAGAAGCTTGGAATACCTTAAAAAATCCATTTCAATCGTGCCTCCATCTAAAGAGTTGACTGATTTCGGAAAAGAAATGAAAGCAATGGTTGAAGCACATGAGATGAAAATCAAAGAGGGATTGAGCCGCTAACAACGGCTCTTTTCTTTTGCCGCGCGAAAATTACAAGCCTTATTATGAGAGACGGGTTAGCTCAGTTGGTAGAGCGCCACACTTCCGTGGAGGTCGTCGGTTCGAATCCGATACAGTCTCTCTTACTTTTTATTTTCGCATGAAAGGAGAAAAGACATGTGCATCGATCAGCTGGATTTGATCTTGTACGACATGTACCACATGGACGCTTGGCTGCCGCCTCTGTTTGGTAAATGGACTGAAGATTATAAAAAAGCGAGTTACTCACAATGGGCTGTCGACGAGCTCAGGGATTTTATCGCCGAACGGATCTACCCTCGAAAAGAAGGGTCTATTGATGAATTCTGTAAGCTCACACATGAATTCATGATGAAGACCGCCAAGTATGCAAGGGTAAATCCAAACACAAGTCTTATGTTTCGAACCGCCAGTGAAATGGCGGCGAACATTTTAGACCTTTTGCAGGCAATGAAATAACAAACATGAAAGGAGAAAAGACATGAGTAAAAATCAAGCAATCCAAAAGATGCTGCATAAGTCAGGGCTTTGTATTAGGAAATACTCACCTGTTGCTTTATCTTGTGTAGCATCCGTTGGGGTTGTGGTTACAGCAATTGCAGCAGCCAAAGCAACCCCACGAGCAGTAGCGTTGGTTTATGCAGACAGCCGCAAAAAGCATGACGGTGATCCGTATGCATACACCAAGAAAGAGGCGTTTATCGCTGCATGGAAATGTTATATTCCGGCAGTAGCGTTTGGAGCTTCTACCATCGCTTGCATTATGGGCGCCAATGCTCTAAATAGACGCCAACAGGCAGCACTGACGAGCGCATACGCACTTGTCCAAAATTCTTATAAGGAGTATAAGGACAAGCTGAAAGAACTCTATGGCGAAGAAGCTCATAATGCCATCGTAGACTCTATCGTTAAAGAAAAGTGCAAGGATATCTGCATCTCTGCTAACGGAGGCTGGTATGGTTCTTCCCTTGATTTTGGTGAAGGTATGGAGCCGGAGGTCACTCGCACTTTCTACGATAGCTTTTCGCAAAGATATTTTGAGTCAACCATTGAGAAGGTTATCCAGGCTGAATACCATCTGAACCGCAATTTCATGTTTGCAGGAGTCATTCCACTTAATGATTTTTATGAGTTTCTTGGGCTTGAAAAGACGGAGCTTGGAGATGCCGTAGGATGGTCAAGCTGCAATGGTGATATTTACTGGATTGACTTTAACCACCACCGACTCACTTTGGATGATGGCATGGAGATATATGTTATCGACATGGTTTTTGAGCCGACAGCCGAGTGGATGGAAGATCTGTGAGTTCGCAAAAAATACATTTCACTTTATGAAAACGAAAAGGAGGTTTCGCTTTATGAATAATGCAAAATTGATTAAAATCCTGGGTCTTGTCGCCACCGCAGTAGGTATGGGGGCTACACTCCTCACCGACTGGGTGAACGAGAAGAAGATGGAAGAGAAAATTGATGAACGCATCAATGAAAAGCTTGCCGCACTTAGCGATGAAGAAGACGAGGAGTCCTAACAAGGGCTCTTCCTCTTTATCCGAACGATATGTGTGATGCAAACACTGCTGTTTCGATTATTCAACGATATGTCGACGAGCATCTATTCAGTCCATCATTCACATGGCCGAAGTATGAATTTCGAAAAAGGTCATATCAGCAATGGGCTGCTTATGAAATCTGTAATCGAATTCTGGACAAACCTTTCGATGATCCAATCACCGTCATCGAAAACTTCATGTTCGAAATGGCTATGTATGCTTGTTACGGCGAGGATGAGCAGCGTAGTTTTATATTTCAGAATGCAGTCGAAACAGCTGAAGAATTAGGTCTACTATTTGTTTAATTGAAAGGAGAAAAGAAACATGAAAGTTTCATACAAAAACTACTATCAGCAGAAGCAGAGTTCTAAGGTTATGAGCTCTTATATTGTACAGGCGGCAACAAGAGGAGCAACGGAAGAGGAACTCGACATCCTCTGCCAAGCATATATGCTCGAACAGAAATACAGACTATCTGTTAATCAAACAGTAACGGAATCCAGACCAGCTCTATGCCGCATCCACGAGATTGCAGTATTTGATACTCGCAGTGACGCAGAGAAGGTTTACAGCCAAATGGTCGAAATGGTCGATCGATATGGGATGATTAGCGTAAATGATTATTACGAACTTTGCGGCTTGGAGGATAAAACCGCATACGAGTTTAATTATTACGGATGGTCTAAAGACACCGTTTCAGATATGAACATAGTGCGTATTGGCTCTAATTATATGATTGATGTGCCTCGTGCTGTACATTTTTTTCAGATGAAAGGAGAAAATCATGCCTAAACAAAGTTTAGCAAGCATTGCCAAGAGTGTACGGACGGCAATGAAAAAACATAGTCCGGAAATCCTCACCGGTATTGGAATTGCCGGTATGATTACCACCACTGTTATGGCTGTAAAAGCAACCCCCAAGGCTCTGATTCTGCTCGAAGAGAAAAAAGATGAGCTGGATACGGACAGGCTTGAGCCGAAGGACATTATCAAGACCGCTTGGCCTTGTTATATTCCGGCTGCCGTTGTAGGCTCCATCTCTGTCTTCTGCCTGATTGGGGCAAGCTCGACTAATCTTCGTCGGAATGCGGCTTTGGCAACGGCGTATACCCTTTCGGAATCTACTCTGAAGGAGTATCAGGAAAAAGTCGTTGAGACAATTGGCGAGAAAAAGGAACAGTCTATTCGAGACTCTGTATCGAAAGGTAAGATGGTAAAGAACCCCGTTCGAGAGGTTATTCTCACTGAAAACGGCGGCAATACGATCTGTTACGATGTCTTGTCCGGACGATATTTCAAGTCTGACAGGGACAAGATCACCAGAGTTATGAACGAACTTAACCGTCAGATGCGTGATGAGATGTATGTCACGCTGAACGATTTCTATTACGAACTCGGTTTGGATGGAACCAAGATGGGTGACATGCTTGGATGGAACATCGATAAAGGTTATATTGACCTTGCATTCTCGTCTCAGCTGGATGCAAACGGCACCCCTTGCCTGGTAATTGACTATCAGGTGGCTCCTGTTTACGACTATCAATAAGTCGCCGCGCGAAAATTACAACTTATTTAATGGAAGAACATTCCACAATTTCACACATTTGAAAGGAGATTTCACAATGGAAAACAACAATGATATGATGGCTTTTGAGGAAGTCGAGACCAATGATGAGATCGTTGAAACTGAGAAGGACAACAGGACTAAGGTTCTTATTGGAATCGGAGCTGCTGGATTTGTATTGGGTGTATTAGCCCACAAATTCGCAAAACCGATTGCAAAAAAGGTTAAGTCCAAGTTCGGAAAGAAAGACGAGGTCATCGAGGCAGATTTCTCGGAGACAGAATCTGAGACTGAGGCTGTTGAGAAAGACAACTGAAAATGCGAATTTGAGAAGTTCGGATAAGGGAGAGTACCTGTAACAAGGTGCTTTCCCTTTTTCTTTATCTCTCGAAAGGAGGAAAATTATGCAGCAGTATCAATATGACGGTCCTGTTATGCGATTTGATGATTGCGTTCAACATCGCTGGAAAGCAACTACTGTTGCTCCGACAGAAGCGAAGGCAAAGAGCAATCTCGCCTACCGATACAAGAAAGAAAACGGCTTGATGCCGAATACAAAAATCACTCTGCCCGGTAAGCTGATTCCGGCATAAGAAAGGAGATCACCCAGTGGAAGATTACAAATCCAATTCTGATAAAGCTCGTCAGGAGCAGCAGTCAGAAAAGAAAGTTGAGGCGGTTATTACCGGGGCTGCAAAAACTCGAAAAAAAGGCGAGATGCAAAAGTTCGCAGATGTCTTTATCGCCGAGGACGCAAACAATGTCAAATCTTATATTTTGATGGAGGTCATCGTGCCTGCTGTCAAGAAAGCGATTTCTGACATTGTCACCACCGGTATCGACATGATCCTGTACGGTGAGGCAGGTCGAAGCAAGAAAAACGGAACGGCATCTAAGGTGTCCTACCGGAACTATTATGAACAGAGTTCGGACAGAGTGCGTGCCGGTTCTGTCGGCAATAGACGCAATACGCCCGACTATGATGATATTCTCTTCGATACTCGTGGAGATGCAGAAGCAGTTCTCGATGCGATGAACGATATTATCAGTCAGTACGGAACGGTAAGTGTGTCTGATTTCTATGATCTTGCTCGTGTCCCCAATGATAATTTCACTATGAACCGCTATGGTTGGACAAACATTGGCGGTGCAACTGCGGTACGAGTTCGAGACGGTTATATTCTGAAACTGCCTCGTGCTATCCCGCTGAATTGAAAGGAGAAAATGTAATGCTTGAATGCAAAATTTGTGGCACTAAGTTTAATGCCATTATTGAAAGACACTATCTTGCTCGCGATAACGGAAAAACTGGGCTGGCAGTTGCTTTTGGTTCTACCGCTGAAGAATGCCTGTATGATGCCTTTGACTGCCCGATGTGTGGTTGTCAGGTAATCGCAAAAGAGCGCAAGCGGGATTATATTCCGTTTATTTCTACCGATGAGGAGGATGCAGATGATGAACAGATCTGAGACACTCGATAAGGCAAAGGCATGTGTATGCGGTCAGAGGGAAAATGAATACGGCTCTCCCGAAGATAACTTCACCGCTATTGCAAGCTTTTGGAGCGTTTACAAAGGCGTGGAGTTTACAGCAAATGATGTTGCCATGATGATGGCACTTCTTAAGATCGCACGAATCAGGACAGGAACGGCTACGGACGATAGTTATGTCGATTTGGCTGGATATGCTGCCTGCGGTGCTGAAATCAACTCTAAAAACTGAAAAGGAGAATAACAAACCATGAAAAATAAGACTGAAATTATGAAGAGCGTGAACGGCGTGGCTTCCAAAGCCGTTATGAAGCTCAAGAAGCACAGCCCCGAGATTCTCGTTGTGGCTGGTATTGCTGGTACGGTCGTAAGTGCCGTTCTCGCTTGCAAGGCTACCACTAAGGTGGCGGAGATTCTCGATGAAACTAAGGGTACTCTCGATACCATCCATGAGGGTATGGAAACTGGTGCGATCAATGGTCAGGAGTATACGACCGAGGATGGTAAGAAGGACACGGTTGTTGTCTACGCTCAGACTGGCGTAAAGCTTGCTAAGCTTTATGGTCCTGCCATCATTCTCGGTACCCTGTCTATCACCAGCATCCTGGCTTCCAACAATATTCTTCGCAAGCGCAATGTTGCTCTTGGTGCTGCTTATGCTGCGATCGATAAGAGCTTTAAGGAGTATCGCGGTCGAGTCATCGAGCGTTTCGGCGAGCAGGTCGATACTGAACTGAAGTATGGCATTAAGGCAAAGAAGTTCGAGGAAATTGAAGTTGACCCCGAGACCGGCAAGGAGAAGAAGGTCAAGAAGACTGTGATGGTCACCGATCCTAATCTTCAGAGCGACTATGCTGTATATTTCGACAGCAAGAGCCGCAACTACGAAACCAACCCCGATTACAACCGTATGTTTCTCAAAGCGCAGCAGGCGTTCGCAAACGACAAGCTTCAGACCCGTGGTCACCTCTTCCTGAATGAGGTTCTGGACGATCTGGATCTTCCTCGTACCCCTGCTGGTCAGATTGTCGGTTGGACGAAGGATGGTCCGGACGGCTATGTTAATTTCCGTATCGTTGAGGTAGAGCGTGAGATCGAGGATGGTCGTCATGAGCCGGCACTTCTGCTCGACTTCAATGTTGAGGGCAACATCTGGGAAAAGATGTAATCGATCACCTTCAGACTTGGACTGGGGGTGATATTTTAATGTAAAGGAGTTTTTAGCAATGCGTATCAAACCACGAGCGATAGCTACCGTTCTCTGTATGATATTTTTCATCGGTTTTGCGGTATGCGGTGTGGTTCGCTCTACAGATAAAGAAACATCGGAGATTAAGCAATCTTATCCGGTTCTCGCAGAGGCAGAGCCGGTGATTATGGCTGATCTTCTGATGGAGTCTCCTAACTTAACACCTGAGGTTGAGAAAGAGCCAAATTATCCTCTTACGCAAGAGGAAATTGACCTCATAGCACTTGTGACCATGGGCGAAGCTGAAGGAGAAACAGAACTGGGAAAACGCTTGGTTATCGATACAATCCTTAACCGTATCGATCATCCATCTTTCCCAGACACTGTGTACGATGTCGTTTATCAACCTAATCAATTCAGCGTAATGTGGAACAGTAGAATTGAACGCTGTTATGTTATGCCCGAAATTGTTGAGTTGGTAAAAGAAGAGCTTTTGGAACGGACGAACTATGAGTGTGTGTTTTTCATGGCTGGAGAATACAGCAAATATGGTGAACCGTTGTTCCAGGAGTGCTGCCATTACTTTTCAAGCTATGACTGAAAGGAGAACATAAAATGAAAGCTTTGTTTTCGTACATTCTTTCCACTATGGCGGGACTCTGCCTTGTAGGAGGCATTGCAGTTCTCTCCGGTGGAAAGGAGTAAATGATGGATATTTTAGATGATTTCATCTCAACCGTCGACGCCATGCTGGATAGTCGGCGCAAAAGACATATTACTGGCGGGATTCTTCTGAGTGCAGCATTGCTGTTTGGAGGTCTCGCCATTACTGTTGTCACAATTCAAACTGACGAGGAGGAATACGAAGATGAGTAAAACCGGTTTTGCCATGTTCCTGGCTGGAGCCACGGTAGGCGCAGCAGCGGCATGGCTTTGTCTTAAACGATATTACGAGCAGATCGCACAGGAAGAGATCGATTCTGTTAAGGCAGCATTTGCCGAAAGAAAGCCCGTAAACACCAATATTGCCAAGAGCGAAAAGAGCAATGAAAAACAGGAAGAGAATCAGCATAAGGCGGATATTGCCAAACTGAAACCCGACCTGGTGAACTATGCAGCTAAGCTCCAGGAAGAGGGCTATACCAATTACACGGAGCATAGCAAGAAAAATACCGAAGAAAAAAAGGATGAGCCTATGCCCAATGAACCTTATGTCATCTCTCCGGATGATTACGGTGAGAATGACAATTACACGCAGATCAGTCTGGTCTATTATGCCGGTGACGAAGTCCTTGCCGACGACGAAGATGAAGTCGTCGAGGATATTGCAGAAACTGTTGGTGAGGACTTCGCTGAACATTTCGGAGAGTATGAAGACGATTCGGTCTTTATTCGTAATGACCGCCTGAGATGTGATTACGAGATTCTCAGAGACAATCGCTCTTTTGCTGATGTTGCCGAAGGCTCCAACTACTAATAGGAGGACCGAATGACTGAGATTGAGCTGAACAATGAATATTTTGAGTGGATGTGTCAGCTCGTATGTAATGAACGATATAGCCGGAGGCTGTCTTATCAAAAGCTTCTCCGTCATCTGCATGATATTGATTTTCAATATATGCTGCCAATGGACGGAAATCGAGCTGAAGATGGGATAGACCTCCGGTATCGTTTTGGTTATGAAAAAGAATACGAGGGTCCTATGATTGCCAGCTATCTGGACAACCGCCCTTGCAGCGTATTAGAGATGCTTATTGCCTTGGCATTTCGTTGCGAAGAACACATTATGACCGACCCGGATATCGGCAATCGCATGGGACAGTGGTTCTGGAACATGATTGTCAGCTTGGGTCTTGGTTCAATGAGTGATTCTCGATTTGATGCGGCGTATACGGACGATGTAATATCTCGATTTATGAACCGCAAATACAAGCGAAACGGCGAAGGCGGTTTGTTTACCGTCGAACGCTGCAAGTATGACATGAGAACTGTTGAAATCTGGTGGCAGATGAATTGGTATTTGGACAGCATCCTATGAAGGAGAATTACCATGATTCATACGCAGGTGTACGGGTTTTTCCAGACATGCTTACCCGACCAGGCAAAGGAGGTAAAAGAATACTTCCCAAATGGTAAAAACAGCATTCGAATTCGCAAAACTAATGGACAGGAATTTATATTTTCGTTGAGAGAGCCGAAGGCTTGGAAGTTTGAAACGATCGATCAATTTCTTGCCGACATGAAAGGAGAAAAGAAACATGGATGAAATGATTCGTTATATTTTCGGCAGTCTTCGCTGCTCCGAAACTGCGATGCGGGTGTTCGCTAAAACGCTCAGAAAGCAGAGATCTTTTAATCGCAGCACTGTCATGGTCGCCGCGGTTATGACCGCACATATGCTCATCCAGGATATGGAGATTCGCAGTATGCGTGATGAGATCGGAAACCTTAAAAATGAAATCAAGGAGCTCAAGAAAACGGAAGGAGACTAAAGAACCTCGATGATCGACTTTTTAATGATTTCGACCCGTAGTACGAAGCGTGGTGTAATAGAAATCTATCCGAAGTTTATCATTAAAAAAAGCTCCGACCTGATGATTAGAGGCGGCGACTTCTATGCCATTTGGTTAGAAGACCGAGGTTTATGGTCTACGGATGAGCAAGATGCACTCCAGCTTATTGACCGGGAACTTGACAAGTATGCAGAGGAAAACCGCAAGAACTTTGATTCGAGCATTAAGGTTCTGCACATGTGGGATTCCGAATCCGGGATGATCGATTCGTGGCATAAATATTGTCAAAAGCAGATGCGAGATTCCTTCCACATGCTTGACGAGAAACTTATATTCTCCAATACGCCGACGAATAAAAAAGATTATGCAAGTAAACGACTCAACTATCCTCTCGAAGAAGGAACCACTGATGCATGGAATAAACTGATGTCCACAATTTACTCCGAAGAAGAGCGAACGAAAATTGAATGGGCTATCGGCTCCATTGTCTGTGGAGAGTCGAAGAAATTGCAGAAATTTATGGTTCTGTATGGCGCGGCGGGTACGGGTAAGTCTACTGTCCTGAACATTGTTCAGCAGCTCTTTGAAGGGTATTACTCCGTCTTCGATGCGAAGGCACTGGGTTCATCCAGTAATTCCTTTGCGTTGGAGGCATTTAAGACAAACCCACTTGTGGCAATTCAGCATGATGGCGACTTGTCTCGCATTGAGGATAATACCCGACTGAACAGTTTGGTTTCTCATGAGCTGATGACTGTGAATGAAAAGTTCAAATCGACCTACGCAAACCGCTTCAAGTGCTTCCTGTTCATGGGCACCAATAAACCGGTCAAGATTACGGACGCAAAGTCAGGTCTTATCAGACGATTGATCGATGTGTCCCCTTCCGGAAATAAATTGAGTCCCAAGGAATACAAGGCGGTGACAAAGCAGATCGAGTTTGAGCTCGGTGCAATTGCTTATCATTGTCAGGAAGTCTATCTGGAGAATCCGGGCAGATACGATGATTATATTCCCGTGACGATGCTCGGTGCATCTAATGATTTCTATAACTTCATTATTGATTCTTACCATGTCTTCAAGAAAGAAGACGGGACAACTCTCAAAGCCTCATGGGAGATGTACAAAACCTATTGTGACGAGGCAAAAGTTACCTTCCCATTCTCTCAGAGAATATTTAAGGAGGAACTGAAAAACTACTTCCGGGATTACAAGGAGAGGTTCAATCTCGATGACGGTACTCGTGTGCGAAGCTATTACATTGGTTTTCGAACCGAGAAATTCGAGGATAAGACACTCACCGAGCAAGACGAGCCTGAGCACAAACTGATCGAGTTTCTGAAACAGAAATCGGTCTTCGACAGAGAATGTGCGGATTGTCCTGCTCAGTATGCTTCGGCTAAAGAGACACCAACTTCCAAATGGGATGAAGTTTCTACCAAGCTGAGCGACTTGTCTACATTCAGATTGCATTATGTGAAAATCCCGGAGAACCACATTGTTATCGACTTTGATATTCAGGATAAGGACGGTAATAAGTCGTTTGAACTGAATCTCAAGGAAGCGAGTAAATGGCCGCCGACCTATGCAGAACTAAGCAAAAGCGGTCAAGGCATCCACCTTCATTATATTTATGCCGGTGATGTCAGTAAGCTCAGCCGAGTGTATGACGATCACATTGAAGTGAAGGTCTTCACCGGTAAAAGCTCGCTGCGCAGAAAGCTGACAAAGTGTAATGATCTGCCTATCGCAACGATCAACTCGGGTTTACCACTGAAAGGAGAAAAGCAAGTGATAAATTTTGAAGGGGTGAAGAGCGAGAAAGGGCTTAGAACGCAAATCAAGCGAAATCTGAATAAGGAGTACCATCCGGCAACAAAGCCCAGTATCGACTTCATTTACAAAATTCTTGAGGATGCTTATGCAAGCGGACTCAATTATGATGTGACTGATATGCGTAATGCTGTTTTGGCATTTGCAGCGAGCAGCACACACCAGGCGGATTACTGTATCAAGCTTGTCAACAAGATGCAGTTCAAATCCGCAGACCAGTCAACGGGAGCAAAAAACGATGACGCCAAGCTCGTGTTCTATGATGTTGAGGTGTTTCCGAATCTGTTCCTGGTAAACTGGAAAATCGAGGGTGAGGGTAAGCCGGTGGTTCGTATGATTAACCCCACTCCGACTGAAATTGAAGAATTGATGCAATTCCGTCTGGTTGGCTTCAACTGCCGCCGATACGATAATCATATTCTCTATGCCCGGTTGATGGGGTATACGAACGAGCAGCTTTACAATCTCTCGACCAAGATCATTAACGGGAGCGCAAACTGCTTCTTTGGCGAAGCCTATAATGTATCTTATACGGATGTGTATGACTTCTCCAGCAAAAAGCAGTCCCTGAAGAAGTTTGAGATTGAACTGGGTATTCACCATCAGGAACTTGGTCTTCCTTGGGACAAGCCTGTGCCGGAGGAGCTTTGGACAAAGGTCGCCGAGTATTGCGATAATGATGTCATTGCGACAGAAGCAACTTTCAATGCTCGCAAAGCGGACTTCACAGCTCGTCAGATTCTGGCAGATGTGGCGGGAATGTCGGTCAATGATACGACGAACTCGCTGACTACCAGAATTATATTTGGCAACAACCGTAAACCTCAGGATCAGTTCAATTACCGTTTCATGGGCGATGAAAGTCAGATTTTCGACCCTAATGCGGATCTTCCATTTACGATGGGACTTGAAGACTATGACGAGTTCACTCAGTTCGATAAAAACCATCGTCCTATCTTTCCTGGTTACACATTCGAGGGCGGCAAGTCTGTCTACAGAGGCGAAGAAGTCGGTGAGGGCGGCTATGTATATTCCGAGCCTGGTATGTACAGTAACATTGCCCTGCTGGATATTGCCTCTATGCATCCGAGCAGTATTGTAGCGGAAGAACTCTTCGGACCGGAATATACGAAACGGTTCAATGAAATTCTCCAGGCTCGTATTGCGATCAAGCATAAGGATTTTGACAAAGCAAAGAAGATGCTGGGCGGCGCATTGGCTAAGTACCTGACTGATGAGAATGCTGCGGCTGATTTGGCACAGGCTCTGAAAATTGCAATTAACTCGGTATATGGTCTGACCTCAGCCGGATTTGAAAATCCGTTCCGAGATAACCGCAACAAGGATAACATCGTTGCAAAGCGTGGAGCTTTGTTCATGGTCAACCTCAAGCACGCTGTTCAGAGTCAGGGCTTTACCGTAGCACACATCAAAACCGACTCCATCAAGATTCCGGACGCAACGCCTGAAATCATCAAGTTCGTGACCGAGTACGGCAAGCTGTACGGGTACAACTTTGAGCACGAAGCCACCTATGACCGTATGTGTCTGGTGAACGATGCGGTTTATATAGCACGATACGCTACGGTTGAGAAGTGTTGTGACCTGTATGGGAAAAAGTACATCGACTCTGCAAAGGATATTTGCAAAGAGAACAAGAAGCATCCGTATGCATGGACGGCAACCGGTACCCAGTTCCAGATTCCTTATGTATTCAAGACGCTGTTCAGCAAGGAGAATATCGAGTTCGAGGATATGTGCGAAACGAAGTCTGTGACTTCCTCGCTCTATCTTGACATGAATGAGGCTCTGCCAGATGTGTCTAAACTGGAGAAAGACCTTGAGCTGATTGTAAAAAAAGCGAAAGAATTTGGTGTGACAATGGATCTCAGTGGGAACAGTGGCGATGCCGAGCTTGACCCGATGGTAAAAGAAATTGCCAAGGGTCATGACTACCACTTCATCGGAAAGGTCGGTCAGTTCTGCCCGATTAAGCCCGGCTGCGGAGGCGGTATCCTGCTTCGTGAGACGGAAAACAAAAAGACCGGCGAAAAGGGCTATGCCGCAGCAACCGGTTCCAAAGGTTTCCGCTGGCTCGAATCCGAGATGGTCAAACAGCTTGATAAGCAGAATGATATTGACCGTACCTATTACAACAACATGGTCGATGAGGCGGTTAAGTCGTTGTCTGTTTACGGTGACTTCGAACGCTTTGCGGCAGACGAACCATATGTTTCGGACAACACCCCACCATGGTTCGGAGCGGGTGAGCCTCATGAGGACGATGTTACTCCATTTGATGTGAGGTAACACTTTATGATCCCAATTCTATTAGCAATTGCTGTGCTCATTTATATTTTGTGCACAGCTGATTCAAATGAGTCCTGTATTCCCAGTGAGGAGTGCAGGACTTGTCCATTTCCATGCGATAAACGCAAAAATTGAAAGGAGAAAACAATTATGGCTTACAAAGCAGTAGACAACATTATCATCGAGAACGCTCGAATCATTTTCCGCAACTTTAAGGGTGAGGAGTCCAAGTACAATCGTGCCGGTTCCCGCAACTTCTGTGTGGTCATTGAAGACCCCGATATGGCGCAGAAGCTTATTGAGGACGGCTGGAACGTTCGTGTCCTGGCTCCTCGTGATGAGGACGAGGCTCCTCGCCATTATATTCAGGTGGCGGTCAGCTTCGATAACATCCCTCCGAAGGTTATCATGATTACTCGTCGGGCTAAGACCCAGCTGGACGAGGAGTCTATCGGAACTCTGGACTTCGCAGAAATTCGCAATGTCGATCTGACGATTCGTCCCTACAACTGGGAAGTCAACGGTAAGACTGGCGTTAAGGCGTACCTCAAAACGATGTATGTCACCATTGAGGAAGATGAATTCGCCGAAAAATACGCTGAGACTGAGGGCCCTGAGGAGATGCCCTTCTAAAAGTGAATAGGTGCCAGCTTAGTACATGTCTGGTTAAATGTCCAGTAAGGTCTCGATTAGGTGTGCACGCCTATGACGGTAAGAGGAAACAGCCTATCCCCTTTAATAACCGAAAGGAGGTCAAGCCATGCTGTGGCAGAAAAAGAAAAAGCGCAAAAAGGCTACCAAGCCTAAAGCAGTTACTCTGACTGCTCCTCGGCAGCCGGTGGAAGAGATTCCGCAAACGACTGAACCTGAGAAAAAAGAAGAAACGCCAAAGCAAAAAAAGCCCGCTGGGAAAAAATCCAAAAAGGTTTTGTCTCCGGAGAAAGCTTTTTTAGAAGCATTCGGACGGTTGACTAACCGGCATCGGGCTTGGGATGTTTGGCGTGATTTCATTACCATGTTCGCTTGTTCGCTGTCCAACCCTCTTGATAAGGAACACCGAGATAAGCGAGAAGCGTTATATTTGGAAATCATCAAAAAGTACAACAAACAGGAGCAAGAGATGTTTCCTGAACTGGCTGCTCAGACAGTCTTGGCTTTGGAGGAAAATCCGGAGCAAGATTTCTTGGGCGGCATTTTCATGACCCTTAATCTCGGCGACGAGCATAATGGTCAGATCTTTACACCGTATCATGTCTGTGAACTGATGGCGGAAATGACTGTGGATGATGCTGTAAAAAAGGTGCAGCAGGACGGTTATATTTCAATCAACGATCCTTGCTGCGGTGCTGGAGCTACCTTGATTGCTGGAATCCATGCCGCAAGAAAGCAGTTGGAAAAAGTAAACCTGAACTACCAAAATCATCTTCTTATCGTTGCACAGGATATCGACGAAACGGTGGCACTGATGTGTTATATTCAGCTTTCACTTTTGGGTGTAGCTGGATATGTAAAGGTCGGAAATTCTCTGACAGAGCCGATGACAGATAACGACAGCAAAGAGAATTACTGGTTTACTCCAATGTACTTCTCTAATGTCTGGGTACTGCGTCGGATCTTCGGAGGGTGCTGATGGCTGGTATATCACTTCGAGACTATCAAACGGATGCTGTTGAAAGAATGAAAAACGGCTGCATTCTCTGCGGCGGGGTTGGCAGTGGTAAATCCCGAACCGCTTTAGCTTACTACTACAAGCAAAACGGCGGTAAGCTCGGCACAAAGAGTTATATTCGGATGCCGGGAACACCAAAAGACCTGTACATCATCACCACGGCGAGAAAGAGAGACACTTTGGAGTGGGAGGGTGAGCTTTCGCCCTTCCTTCTCTCTGTTCATGCAGAAATCAATACCTATAAAAACAAGGTCGTCGTCGATTCCTGGAACAACATCGGAAAATACGCAACGGTTACGGACGCATTCTTTATATTTGACGAACAGCGCGTTGTCGGTTCAGGTGCATGGGTCAAAGCGTTTCTGAAAATTGCCAAGTTTAACGAGTGGATCTTACTGTCTGCTACTCCAGGCGATACATGGGAGGATTATATTCCCGTCTTTGTTGCGAACGGCTTTTACAAAAACCGGACTGCCTTCAAAGAAGAGCACATGGTCATGACTTGGGTCAACGGAAAGTATCCGAAAGTAGACAGATATTTGGGAGTAGGGCGACTCATCCGGCTTCGCAACCGCATTCTTGTGGATATGGATTTCAAGCGAGAAACTTGCTCACATCATGAGGATATTTATGTCAACTATGATGTTGCGAAGTATAAAGAAACAAGCCGTCTTCGTTGGAATTCATATAAAAATGAGCCAATTGTCAATGCCGGAGAACTCTGCTATGTATGGCGTCGCATTGTAAATGAAGACGAGTCTCGGCAAATTGCTCTGATGGAGCTGTTTGAGAAGCACCCTAAAATGATCGTCTTCTACAATTTCGACTACGAGCTTGATATTCTGAAAAATCTCTACTATGGAGAAAATGTCGAGGTTGCTGAATGGAACGGTCATAAACATCAGCCGATTCCGACCTGCGACAGTTGGGTGTATCTGGTTCAGTATACCGCCGGAGCTGAAGGATGGAACTGTATTAGTACGGACACCATTGTGTTTTACTCACAGAACTACTCCTACAAAATCATGAAGCAATCAGCAGGACGAACCGACCGCTTAAATACCCCGTTCAAAGATTTGTACTACTACCATCTAAAGTCCCGTTCTGGCATTGATTTGGCTATCAGCCGAGCATTGAGCGAGAAACGGAATTTCAATGAAACCAAGTATGTCGGCAGCTATAAATCCAAAGCTGTCTGAGAAAGGAGAAACAATGATAACCCTTGATGTTGCGGAGTATTGCTCTGCTTGCATGGACTTCGATCCAGATGTTCAGCGACCGCAGAAAGCATATGGACTGGACGAAGAGATCGTCATAACTAACACGGTTATTCGATGTGCGAATCGAAATCGATGCAAAAACATTGAGCGATACCTGAGAAAGAAGGTGACGGACGATGCCTGAATACGAGAAAGACACATTATATCGTCCCGAAACGAAGAAAAGTGACAGTTTGGCTTATAAGATTGGGCAGACTATTGCGGTTCTGATGACTTTGTGCGTCAGTGCCATTATCGTAGCGGCGACGATCAAGCTTATCATGTGGATTTTGTAAGGAGGTTTTGGAGATGAATGAAGAAAAAGAAGTCTATTTCGACCGGTATTGCAAGTCTTGCAAGCATCATGGGCTTAAAGAGTCTAAAGACCCTTGCAACGACTGTCTCGCAGAGCCCAGCAATACAAATTCCCACAAACCGATGAACTATGAAAGTAAAAACAATTCTTGATGCCGAGAAAAAAGATGCGATTGATATTGCGACAGAGCTTTGCTATAGCGAAGAAGTTAAGAGGAAAATTGCGCAGGCAAAATCCGTTTATGAAATCGGTCGCATCCTTAAACAGGCACGGCTCGATCAAGAGTGATATTTCTGAAAGGAGAATCCAATGTCCCAAAAGTATGATGAATACCTGGAAAATCACAGGCAAGCTGTGAAAAAGGCTTATCAGTGGATTGCCGCTTATATTCCTGAACTGACAGATGTAGAAGCAACTCAGAATATTGAGTTCCATGATATGTCGAAGAACACGCCGGATGAGTACATACCTTATGATAACTATTTCTATGGAGAGCAAACCCCGGCAGTTATCGAGGCATTCAACCGGGCATGGCTCATGCATATTCATCGAAACCCTCATCATTGGCAGCACTGGGTCTTAATCAATGACGAACCTAAAGAAGGAACCATCCTTATTGAAATGCCGTATCCATACATCATCGAGATGATCTGCGACTGGTGGGCATTCAGTTGGATTAAAGGAGATCTCTCCGAAATGTTCGCCTGGTACAAAGACCATGAATCCTATATTAAGTTACACAATAACACTCGTTCGATCGTGGAAGAGATTCTGGAAATGATTCGGACGAAGCTTACGGAGGTAGAAAATGCTGAAAATTGAAAACACCGAAGTTATGGGTTGGAAGCACGCCATTCGTGGTATGAGGAATCCTAAGAACTCTTGGGATAAGAGCGATAGTGGTGTTTGTGCCACGCATGGTCCGGATCATTGCGCAAAGTGCGTTTACTCCGATTGCCACGCTGATGATATCGATATTGGCACAAAATATATTATCGGCTCCAACGATTTGAATCTTATGACTACCCTTCGCAACGCCGGCACTGACCATCGCAAATTCATGCGGATGATTACGGTCTATCTTGACATCACCGCCCCGCTGTACTGGTGGAAGGAGTTTGATACTTATAAGGTTGGCACAGTTGCTAATTCCTGCTCTACGATGCATAAGATCGCAGCGAAGGAGTTTACATTTGATGACTTTAGTCATGAAAAACTTATAAACTCTGCATGTATGGAGATTCAAGAACAGCATATTCGCATTAGCCCGATACAGGCACTGGCAACAACTATTGAGTGCTTGAACTCCTATCGGGATTTATATTTGCAGACCAACGACAAGAAATATTGGTGGCAGCTCATTCAACTCCTGCCGAGCTCTTATAATCAGAGACGGACGGTTATGCTGAATTATGAGGTTTTGGCAAACATCTATAAATCTCGTCGGCATCACAAACTTGATGAATGGCACACGCTTTGCGACTGGATCGAAGGTCTGCCTTATTCTGAGCTGATTACGGGAGGTGCAGAAAAATGAACATGGCTGACTGGGCAAAAAACGAAATTGAAATTGCTTGTAAGCATGAACGCGGTGACAAAAATCCGGAAGAATTTGATTACGGATGTACTTGCTACGAGAGTGCCTATAAAGCGTTTCAAAGTCTTATGGAAGACGGGCATAGCGGAATGTCTATCGGTTTCACAAAAGCTATTCTGAACAGGTTAATTGACGGCAAGCCTTTGACGCCGATCGAAGATACTCCTGATATTTGGAGCGATGTAACTTGTCGTCAAAAGGATTATACATCATACCAGTGTAATCGAATGAGCTCGCTATTTAAGGATATTTACAAAGACGGAACTGTCAAATACCACGATGTCAATAGGTTTTACTGCCTTAATAAAGATGATCCAGATGGGTGCGGTTGGCATAACGGATTTATCAATCGTCTTCTCGATGCTCAATTTCCGATTACTATGCCATACAGCCCCACATCAAAGCCGTGGTATGTGTACTGCACTGAAGGTCTTAGTGATCCTAAAAATGGTGATTTTGATTCCATCGGCATTCATTATGTGCTAAAACCTGATGGAGAGCGTATCGAAATTCAGCGTTTCTTCAAAGAAGGAGAAAATGACTGGATCGAAATCAGCCAACAGGAATACGACAGCCGCGTTAACTGCACGAAAAATACACCCCCTATTATGAAAGGAGGTAACGCACATGAATTATTTTCTGGCAGTTAATGATCGGCAACTCGGCACTTGTTTGAGAATGCTGTTCGCTGAGAAACTTCAGCCTGCTGTCCAAACCGTGTTGAACGAAAAGGGCAAGATTGAATTTCACATCAGCATTGCAGCAGATCAGGAAGTGTTCGAAGAACTGAACGAGCGCTACAAGATCATGATTTCGTAAGTTACTCGATTTCAAAGGTAAAGGGGCCGTAACAAGCCCTTTTACTTTTGTTATATTTGTGGTAAAATACTATAAGGAGGCGATGCCGATGAAAGTCAAATCCAGAATGTCCTGTCCGGTTCGAAGAAAAGACGGTACATGGACAACTGTTATCAAAGAATTTGAGGAAGATATTCCGGATCTCGGACGAGAAGAGCTTATCTGCAACAAATGCGGACGACCTGATTATCCGAAATGCAAGGAAACGGTTTGTGAAGCCTGGAAATACCACGAATCGAAAAAATAATAACTCATGTAAGAGCTGAGGTTAAACCTTGGCTCTTATTTTTTTGTGTAAAGGAGAAAACTATGCTTGCCAGAGAAGCGACAAAAGCGGATATTCAGGCTGTTCGTGACCGTCTACGGGAAGCAAAAGAACAACGTCAGCTTGATATCCAAATAAACCAGGCTATTGCACTGGTAAATCGTAATCACAGGAGGAAAAAATATGACGCCGAACGACTATCAGCAGGCAGCTCTTCGCACTGCTCCAAAAGATTTACCGCCTGAGAGACTTCTGCTCAATGGCTTAATGGGATTGAATGGAGAAGCCGGCGAAGCAATTGATATTTTGAAAAAGCATCTGTTTCAGGGGCATGAACTCGACACTGCACATATGGCTAAGGAGCTTGGAGATGTGGCTTGGTATCTCGCTGTAAGTGCAAACGCCATTGGCTACGATCTTGAGACTATCATGCAGATGAATGTAGACAAACTGAAAGCCAGGTATCCGGACGGCTTCGACGCTGAGCACAGTCTGCACCGCAACAAGGATGATATTTAAGGAGGATTTTCTATGAATGAACAGTTCGGAGAAAAGGTAAAAGCTATTTTCGATAGCATTACCGTTCTTCAAGCAAAGGACAGCGACTTAAAACGAGATAATGCCAACATTAACGGTGACTCCCCTATGGGGGCTATGTTGCAATATGGCGCCAATACCGCTAAGGAGTACAATCTGGAGTATTTGGTTGACCCTGAAATTGCAAAACTGCACCGTGATGGTTGGATTCATATACACGACCTCGATTTCTACGCGTGGACGACCACCTGCACACAGATCGAGCTTCGCAAACTCTTCAAAAACGGTTTCAATACCGGTCACGGGCATCTGAGAGCACCGAAAAGCATTGGTTCGTATGCTGCTTTGGCTGCTATCGCTATCCAGTCAAATCAAAACGACCAGCACGGCGGGCAGAGTGTTGTAGACTTCGATTACGCTATGGCTGAGGGTATCCGTTACACTTATCAGAAATACCTGAAAGAGGGTTATGCTATCTGCGAACGCCTTAATGACCTGAAAGATAAGGGCTGGATTCTCGACTATGCAATGGAGAAAACTACCCGTGATACCTATCAGGCTATGGAAGGACTGGTTCATAATCTGAACACTATGCATTCCCGTGCGGGTGCTCAGGTTCCGTTCAGCTCTATCAACTACGGAACGGATACTTCCTGGGAAGGTCGGCTCGCTATCGAACAGCTTCTTCTGGCTACGGAGGCAGGTCTCGGAAACGGTGAGACTCCTATCTTCCCGATCCAGATTTTCCGTGTCAAAGAGGGTGTCAACTATAATTCGGACGACCCAAACTATGATCTCTTTGAGTTGGCAATGAAGGTAAGTGCCAAGAGGCTCTTCCCGAATTTTGCTTTCATTGACGCCCCGTTCAATCTCCAGTATTACAAGCCCGGTCATCCTGAAACGGAAGTTGCTTATATGGGCTGCCGCACTCGTGTAATGGGTAATGTTTATGATCCGTCTCGTGAAATTGCTCCGGGTAGAGGCAATCTGAGCTTCACCTCAATCAACCTGCCTCGGCTCGGTATTGAGTCCAAAGGCGACTATCTCACTTTCTTCAAACTGCTGGATAAAATGCTCGATGCGACGATGCAGCAGCTTCTCGATCGGTATAAAATCCAGGCTTCGAGGGTAGTTCGTAACTTCCCGTTCCTTATGGGAGAAGGCGTCTGGATGGATTCTGACGGGCTTTCTCCTGATGACACAGTCGGAGAGGTCTTGAAGCATGGAACGCTGTCTATCGGCTTCTGTGGACTTGCAGAGTGCCTTGTAGCGCTTAATGGCAAGCATCACGGTGAAGACGAGTTCTCTCAGGAGCTTGGCCTGCGAATTGTAGGTTATATTCGTGGCTATTGCAACCGTAAGAGCACCGAACTCGGCATGAATGTGACTTGTCTGGCTACGCCTGCTGAGAGCTTGGCAGGGCGGCTGCTTCGCTCTGACAGAGAGAGATACGGAATTATCAAAGGTGTTACTGATCGTGAATACTACACCAACAGCTTCCATGTTCCGGTTTATTATCATCTCCCTGCGCTTAAGAAAATTGATATTGAAGCTCCGTACCATGCTCTTACAAACGCCGGTCACATTTCTTATGTGGAATTGGACGGCGACCCGACTAAGAACCTTGCTGCTTTCGAGCGGGTCGTAAGACACATGAAAGAAGCCGGTATCGGTTACGGTAGCATCAACCATCCGGTAGATCGAGATCCTATCTGCGGCTATAACGGAATTATCAATGATACTTGCCTCTGCTGCGGACGAAGCGAGGCTGATGGAGTTCCGTTCGAACGCATCCGTCGTATCACTGGATATTTGGTCGGAACTCTCGACAAGTGGAATAACGCCAAGCGTGCGGAGGAGCGAGATCGTGTCAAGCATGAAGTTGATTCGAATTTCGGGGATTGAGCCGGAGTCCATCGTTGACGGTGAGGGTATCCGATATGTGTTATTTACACAAGGCTGCCCGCATCACTGTCCCGGCTGCCACAATCCTCAAACTCACCCGTTCGGTGGTGGAAAGCTTGTGCTAATGGAAGACATACTCGATGATGTTTCAAAAAGAAAAGATTGGATAGATGGCATCACCCTTTCCGGAGGTGAACCCTTCTGTCAGATTTACCAGTGTGCTCTGATCGCTGAAAAAGCTCATGAAATGGGGCTCAGCGTTTGGTGTTACACTGGTTATCTTTTTGAGGACTTGTACAGGCAAGGTATTGATCTGCTGAAGCACATTGATGTACTCGTTGACGGACCATTCGTACAGGCTGAGAAATCGTTAGATCTTGACTTCAGAGGAAGCCGCAATCAGCGAGTCATTGATATTCCGGAAAGCTTGAAAGAAGGCGTAGCAATCTTGAAACAAACTTAGAAGAAAGGAGAACCTGCATCATGGTGAATACCACTAACCCTCGACGAAATGCCGAAGGATATTCTGACCCGACTGCTTATGAAGCTCTGAAGAACATTGAGCGTGAAGAAGATGAAAGATTTCATAGGCTGCTGCATACATTGTTCTACTTGTGTGAGTTGGCTGGCTTTGAGATCGAAGGTCGGATTATTCTGGTTGATAAACGGAACGGACGGGTTTGGAGATGAGAGAAATGAACGAAACGGTATATTACATTGTAAATGGGCGGCGATATTCTTTCAGACAACTCCATATTGAAGGTAGCGTTTTGAGAGGATATTGCACTCGACTGAAAGCATGGGCATCACTATTTGATACCTATTTTCATGTTGATTCTGGCCCGGTTTTCAAAGCTGCAAAAATGGGCTAATCATTTTTGGCGCCATTTTATACCGATTTTGTGACAAAAAAGCTATAAAAAGCCCACATTAAAGTGGGCAAACCCAGTTTTTTTGAAACAAAAGTGGGCAGAAAAATTCGGAGGCATTTTCTGAAAATGGCACTTTTTGGGCGTTTTTTGCCCCAAAATGGCCGATTTGCGCCGATTTGAAATTTTTTCTTGTGAAAAAGCCCACTTGCCCACTTTTATTTGTAACTAATTGTGATAAAAAGTTTTATTATTTATATAAATAAGGGCAAGTAAAGTGGGCATTTGACCAGAAGCCAAAATACATAGCACAAGTCGAGGAAAATGTCAAGACTTTTTTACCGAAAGTTCTTCCTTTTTCTTTCAGGCTGTGCTATACTATAAGAGCCACACAATCTAATATGTTCAAGTCGTTTAGGGAAAACTGCTTTGGTAAAAAGTGTTTTCTCTCTTTACTCATTTCATTTGTCCCTTTGCGGCTTGATTGAGATTGTGTGGCAACAATGAGGGTTGACACTTTTTCAGTGCGTCTCTCGTTGTGGGGGCGCACTTTTTTAATGCTATTTTTTCTAAAATGATGAGTATGGAGGAACGCATAATGAAAAAAATACTAATAGGGCTACTCGTTGTCATTTCACTTTTCTGTATGTCGGCATGTGGAAAATCAGAAGAAGTTTCAAAAACATCTTCCACGGAAGCAACAGATAGCGAGCCTATCTACAGTCAGATTGTATGGCCTACAAGCGATATTGCTAAGCTGTTACCAGTTCCAAAATCTTCTGTCGGAAAAATTGAATGGGAGCACTCTTATGGCTTTGTTGCTTACATTGCTGAAACAAGCCAATCCGATTATGATGAATATGTGAAACTTTGTGAGGATGCTGGCTTTACTGTCGACTATAGTAAGGGTGATGATTATTTTTGGGCTGATAACGCCGATGGTTATCATGTTTCCTTGAAATACGAAGGCGATGATGTAATGTTTATTCGTATTGACGAACCAAAAGAGGATACAGACAGTTCCACAGAGCCGCCTGCAAATGAGGGGGTTTCGTCTGGTGATGATGCTTCAACCGTTACGCCCGAATTTAAGGAATTGATGGATAGCTACGAAGCTTTCTTCGATGAATATGTTGCATTTATGAAAAAATACAACGACTCAACTGACCAAGCAGCTATGATGGCAGATATGTCCGACTATATGTCCAAATATTCTGATATGATGAGCAAACTCGAAGCAGTAGATGATAGCGAACTGTCTGCTGCTGACTCTGCTTACTACCTTGAGGTAAGCGGAAGAATTATGAAAAAATTGGCTGAAATTGCCTGAGCGTAGTAAATTAACAGAATTTTGACCGAGATACTTAAAAGGTGTCTCGGTCTTTTTTTTTTTATTATGAAAGGAGAAAGTTATGAAACATTCCGCGAAACTTGGTACCAAGGAACACTACCTTCAGGTGAACAAACATATGGGCAAAATAATGGACAAGCTTTTGGAGAAGCATCCTGATTCTGAAAAAGAATTGAAGGAACTCTTTCTGGGAGTGCAGATACTTAATAACGAGTATGTCTTGAAAAACCATCCTGAGTTCCTATCCGATTGAGCCGCTAACAACGGCTCTTTTTTTATGCCTTTTTCCGCCGCGCGAAAATTACATCCCCTTTTATGAAGAGAGAGTAAAAAAGCTATTTTTAAGAATAGACATTCTCTCTTCAGTTTTTAAAAAACACATGAAAGGAGGCTCATTTGCCAATGCTCGAAAGTCAATTTCAAGCGAAGCTCATTAAGGAGCTCAAAAAACTTTTTCCGGGTTGCATCGTGATGAAAAGCGACTCTGGATATTTGCAGGGCATTCCTGATCTGCTTATTCTGTTTAATGACAAATGGGCTGCTCTGGAATGTAAACAACACGCTGGCGCAAAAAAGCAACCGAATCAAGAATATTATGTGGGCAAGATGGATGAGATGTCTTTCTCCAGATTCATTTGCCCCGAGAACAAGGAGGAAGTGCTGCATGATCTTCAACAATCATTCCAATCTTGAAGGGCAACACGCTTTTCTTGGTGCCAGCAAGTATCATTGGATTAACTATGACGAAACAAAAGTAGCCGATGCGTATTCAAAGTTTTTGGCTACACAGCGAGGAACTGTTCTGCATGACTTTGCATGCCAATGTATCACCCTGGGACAAAAGCTCCCCAAGTCACAAAAAACATTGAACATGTATGTCAACGATGCAATCAGTTTCCGCATGGTGCCCGAACAGATTCTGTTCTATTCGGAAAACTGTTTTGGTACTGCTGATACGATTGTGTTCCGAAATGGCACGCTTCGTATTCACGATTTGAAAACCGGCGTTGTGCCGGCGCACATGGAGCAGCTTGAAATATATGCTGCTCTTTTTTGTTTGGAATACAAGGTGAAGCCGTCGGAAATCGAGATGGAGCTTCGTCTATATCAGAACAACGAAATTCTGTATCACACGCCTACTGCCGAAGATATTGTCCCGATCATGGACAAGATCATTACCTTCGACAAGGTTATCAGAAAAATCAAAGAACAGGAGGGTTAAGCCATGAGTCTCACGGATGATATTTTAATGCATTACGGTATGCCCAGAAGGTCTGGTCGTTATCCTTGGGGTTCGGGTGACAACCCTTATCAGCACAGCGGCGATTTTCTTTCTCGTGTAGAAGAACTGAAAAAGTCCAACTTCACCTTTACCGATAAAGATGGAAAAACCTACACAGGAGAAGTAGCCATTGCAAAATCTATGGGCTTGAGCACAACGCAGTTTCGCACCCAAATGAGCCTTGCAAAGGATGAACGCCGTTCTGCTGATGTCGCTACTGCTAAAGCCCTTCGAGCTAAAGGTTACAGTCTGAATGAGATTGCTGACAAGATGGGTTTTGCCAACGATTCTTCGGTTCGTTCACTTTTGAATGAGAGCTCCGAAGCTCGGATGAACCAGGCAAAGCAGACCGCTGAATTTCTGAAAAAACAGATTGCGGAAAAAGGCATGATCGATGTTGGAACCGGAGTCGAAAGGGAGCTTGGTATCTCGAAAGAGAAGATGAACCAGGCTCTTTATATTTTGGAAATGGAAGGTTATCCAGTCTATGGTGGTGGTGTTCCTCAGGTGACAAACCCCGGCAAGCAGACAAACATCAAAGTCCTTTGCCCTCCAGGAACAGAACATAAAGAGATTTATAATTTCGAAAATGTTCATTCCGTCAGAGATTATGTGTCTCACGATGATGGCGAGACATTCGATAAGTTTGTCTATCCTAAAAGTATGGATTCGAGCCGCTTAAAAATCCGTTATGCGGAAGATGGCGGTATCCAGAAAGACGGTGTTATCGAAATCCGTCGTGGTGTAGATGACTTGTCTCTCGGTGATTCTCACTATGCTCAGGTTCGTATTCTGGTGGACGGAAATAGATATTTGAAAGGCATGGCTGTCTATTCTGATGACCTTCCCGATGGTGTGGATGTGATGTTCAACACCAATAAGAAAAAAGGAACTCCGACATCGGATGTTCTGAAGAAGGTCAAGGATGATCCTGATAATCCGTTTGGCTCTCTTATCAAAGCCGGTGGACAGAGTTACTACATTGACGCTGATGGCAAACGGCAGCTTTCCCTTATCAATAAGCGTGCTGAAGAGGGCGATTGGGGCGAATGGGCAGATAAACTCCCCTCCCAGTTTCTTTCTAAGCAGAGTTTGAGTCTGGTCAATAGGCAGCTGAATCTGGCGGCATCTGATAAGATGGCTGAATTTGATGAGATCTGCTCATTGACAAATCCAACTGTCAAGAAATCGTTGCTGAAGTCCTTTGCTGATGATTGTGACTCCGCTGCTGTACATCTTCAGGCGGCTGCTCTTCCTCGTCAGAAATATCAGGTGATTCTACCTATCACTTCGATGAAAGACAATGAAGTGTATGCCCCGAATTATAAGAATGGTGAAACAGTAGCCCTTGTTCGTTATCCACATGGCGGAACTTTTGAGATTCCTATCCTGACTGTGAACAACAAGCAGGCAGAGGCCCGTCGAATCCTGGGCAACACACCTAAAGATGCCATTGGTATCAATAGTAAGGTTGCGGAACGGCTTTCTGGTGCTGACTTTGATGGCGACACCGTTATGGTCATCCCCTGTAACTCCAGTAAAAGCAAGGTTAAGATCACCTCTACTCCTCCTCTGAAGGGGCTTGAGGGATTTGACCCAAAATTGGAGTATGGCGGAAAACCTGCTGGCACTTTCAAGCCTATGAAGAACACGCAGAAAGAGATGGGTGTCATTTCTAATCTGATTACCGACATGACTTTGAAGGGTGCCACACAGGATGAGCTTGCAAGAGCAGTTCGTCACAGCATGGTAGTTATCGATGCCGAAAAACACAAGCTGGACTATAAGCAAAGTGAGATCGACAATGGTATCAGCTCTTTGAAGAAGAAGTATCAAGGCACGGTCGATGAGGATGGAAGATACCATGAGGGTGCTTCGACTCTGATTTCCCGTGCTAAGTCTGAGACCTCTGTCACTAAGAGGCAAGGCAGTCCTAAAATCGATGAAAAGACAGGCAAATACATATGGAAAGATGTGGATGATCCTGTTTATGTCGATAAGCGGACTGGCAAAGTCAAAGAGCGTACTCAACCCAGCACCAAAATGGCTGAGGCAAAGGACGCCTATACCCTGGTATCTGAAGCTGATACCCCCGTGGAGCGTGCTTATGCTAACTACGCCAACAAAATGAAAGCCCTGGGCAACCAGGCTCGTCTTGAGATCCTATCCACCGGAAAAGTACCCTACTCCGCCACTGCAAAAGAGACCTATCAAGCTGAGGTCGACTCTCTGAATGCTAAGCTCAATGTGGCTTTGAAGAATGCACCCAGAGAAAGGCAGGCTCAGACTATGGCTAATGCGGTAGTGGCTGCCAAAAAGCAGGACAACCCGGACATGACAAAGGGTGAACTCAAGAAAGCAAGCCAGCAGGCGCTTACTCAAGCTCGTGCCTCCGTTGGCGCAAAGCGAGAGACTATCAAGATTACAGACCGTGAATGGGAAGCGATCCAGGCTGGTGCCATTAGCGAAAATAAGCTTACCCAAATCATCGACAATGTGGACATTGACAGTCTTAGACAGCGTGCAACGCCGAGAGCTACAACTACTCTTAGCACCGCAAAGCAGAATAAGATTGCTTCAATGAATGCTTCTGGCTACAGCACATCCGAAATTGCTGAAGCTCTTGGCATTTCTACGAGCACAGTGTCTAATTACTTGAATTGAAAGGAGTGACTGGTATGAATGGTTCTTGTGCCCTTACCACATTCGACAACCCTTACAATCCATTTGAACAGTTCTCCGATTGGTTCCTGTTTGATGTGGAAAAGGGTTACAACACTTGCGCTTATCTCGATCGAATTGCTCACACTTCTGACCAATTCTCCGAAGAAGAGAACAATCAAGAGATTGAAAGAGCGATTGACGAGATCATTCGTTATGACTTCATGAACATTTACAAGAAAGTGAAGAGAACGAAGACAACAAAAGCAGACAAGGCTTGAACTATAGGTTGAGGTCTAATGCTCTTTGGATAAAGTTTTTGTTTTCTTTTCTGAAAATATTTGAACTTGAAGTCATCACAAACAAATTATCACTTGATCTGCACTGCTGCCGCAGGGCTTAAAGGCATGGGGAGGGGGTCTCCAAAAACACACCCCCTACCTCATCGCGGCGGTCTTAAAAAAA